TTGATGGTTGTTTAAATCATGGTATTAGCGCTATTATTCCAGAAGTGATTTGCGAATCAGGAGAGCGCGGCATGGCTGATGGTATAAGGGATGCTCTGCCTCCAGATAAAATAATAGATATTGATTTGAGCGATGAAAATTACATTGTTCCGATGGATTTGACTGAAGTAATAACAAAACTGGGACGCAAGGGTGCAAGCAGGTTTGCAGATGAAGTTATAGATTTCTTTGGTGATATGGAGAAGATGGCCCGTTCCAAACGTTACTTAAAAGCAGCAGCTAAGGCATCAGGTGGTTCTTTGTTCAATATTAAGAGAATCCTAGAGGATGAAGAGTTCCGTGTAAGTGTAATTGAGGGACTACTCCAAGAAGGGAATAAAAGATTAGCAGAAGAGATATTGTCCTGGGGCGATAACGAAGAGTTAGGAAGCAAAGCAGATGCGGTATTAAATAGATTAGATGATTTCTTTGGTAATGATACTTTGTATGATATCTTTTCGCAGGATCCGAAGAAGGAAGTTGACTTCGCTAAGTGGATGCAGGAAGGGAAAGTCGTTATTATCCGCATTCCAAACCGTAAATTAGGGGAATTGGCATCTAAAACACTCGTCCACTGGATTACTTTGAAAACATTTATGACACGCATGCTCATGAGCAAAGAAGAACAGAGTAGAGGATGTTTCGTTGTATTTAATGAGCCAGAGCAGTACGCAACAGAGGGATTAACTAAACTCATGGGTCGTATTGGCACAGAAGGTCGTAAAGAGAGGTTAGGAGCATTATACGCATTCCATCATTGGAATAAGTTGCCGCACTCTTTACAAGAAAATTTACAGGGCGGTGGAGTGCAACAAATTCTGTTCTCGAATGACCACATTAAAACATTTGAGTTGTCCCAACATCGACTAGAACCAACGATATCGATAGATGATGCAGCGAGATTGCCACGATTCCATGCAATTATTTCTGTAAGAGCTGGCGGTGATCTACAACATGCATTCATTTGCAAAATGAAACCACCAGTTGAACAGAAATATAGCAACTCTTCCCTAACTAAACAGCACACCCAATTGTACGGTCGAAGCTGGGAAGAGTTACAGGGGTAACAGACTATATCTATGTTATGAGTGGAACAATAAATATAGAATAAGAGTCCCTAATCGGGGCTTTTTTGTCTGCAGGAATTTCTTAACCATCATGGAATACTCTCACTAGGAGGTGTCGTGACGTTATGACGGACGAAATTGTTTATTCTGCTAGTGAAGTATACAAGCGATTAGGAATAAGTGATAGCACCCTTAGAAAGTACATGGAAGTATTATTACGCGAAGGATTTGTAGTAAAGAAAGATAATCGCGGTAGGCGCCAATACACAGAGCATGACGTTATGGTGATTGAGAAGTTAATTGAACTCAGTAAGCATGACGGCATGACGCTAGAGAAGGCAGCGAAGATGATTGTGCAGCAAATTGAAAAAGTTAATCCAAATCTGATTCAAGAAGAGTCTGAGGAAACGGACTTAGTGCCATTCCACATTAAGCAGCAATTACAGCAACAGTACAGCGTTATGGCGCAAGAAATGAATCAGAGTATGTTAGCAATGGAGAAACGATTGAGTGAGCAAGCCAAGCAAAGTAACGAGGAAATCAAGGCAAGCGTAGAATCTCATAATGAACGAGTTGAAAAACGATTGGAAGCACGGGATGAGACACTTATGAAGACGTTGCGTGAGATGCAGGAAGCGAAGAGATTGATGCAGGAATTTAGGGATGAGGTTGCTGCTGCGAAAGAGAAGAAAAAGCCTTGGTGGAAGTTCTGGTAAGTCATACGTTAGTATAAAAAAGTGGAAATATAGAAATATCCCTATTTCTAAATAGGGATATTTCTATATTGTTAAATCTCTGTTAAGAGTTTGAATTTCCTTTTCTGCTCAGGTGTTAGTTCGTTTTCTACATAACGATCTATAAGTAAGTCGATGATTTCATAAGTGAATTTTGTGTTTGTAAGCTTCATTAATACTTCAAGCTCTTCTTTGGATTGGTTAGAAATTTTTATGCTACCTTGCTGATTTTTAAATTTCTTTTTCGGTTCAGTTGTTTCGCTTCTTTTTTCTTTTCGATCCAATTGTTTTTCTTCGGTCTTAGGTTGAGAAGGAGCAACTGATACTTCATTATTTTCCACTACAGCTTGTCCTTGCTCTGGTACATAAGGCTCAGTAGGTTCAAAGTTACTTTTCTTTCTACCTAACAAACCAGGAGTTCTTGCCATTTTACACACCAACCTTCATTTTTTCAAACATATCAATACGAGATAATAATTCATCACTAATTGTTTCGTATAGTTCAATTACATTCATATCATGTCTATCTTTTTCAGTAATACCATTCACATCAAATCGTTTAATACGTTCCATTTGAGGGACGATGTTTTTAAATAGGTTTTCTTCTCCAAATATTTCACGAGCATTTTCCATGATATATTCGTCAACCTTACCGTTGTTTTTTAATAGGACAGGAAGAACGCCAACTACTTCAATATCAAGATCATATTGCTCTTTTAACTTAATAAGTTCATTTATATAGTTCTCGGCACCAGTAAGAGAACGTTCTTGTGTTTGTAGAGCAATTAAAACATAATCAGAAGCTACAACTGCATTTTTGGTTACTTCTAGTGACATAGGAGGTACGTCGATAAATATGTAGTCGTATTTATGCTTTATCTTTTCAAGTAATCCTTTAAAGTAATGATCTTCTTCAGCTTCCGAAGAACAATTTTTATAAAGGAATTTTGCGAAGTCCTGAAAATCAACGTAAGAAGGCAGTAAATGTAAGTTTTCCATAATTTCCACTTCTAAGCCGTCTAGGTTCCCCTCCTGTATTCCTTTCATTAATGTTTTTTCAACAGTAACAATTTCATCAGGATTAAGGATTGATTTTGTTAACATTAAAGACTTGGTTGCATTACTTTGCGGGTCCAGGTCAACAAGTAATGTACGTTTGCCTTTTTTAGCAAATTCATAAGAGTTCAATACAGCGTTAGTGGTCTTACCGACGCCACCTTTGTAATTACCTACCGTAATTGTAATAGCCATTTTTAACACTCCAGTTATATTTTTTAAAATTTCCCTATATCCCTTTATAGAAATAGGGAAAAATAGAAATAGGGAATTAGGGATATTTCTAACTATAGAAATAGGGATATTTCTATATCTTTAAAGAAATTATAACAACGAAGTACGGTATATGCAATAGAATCATAGAGTTAGTAATTAATAACAAAAACGTTGGTATCTAAAGGTTTTGTTAATTCATGAAGTAGAGAGAGTTAAGAAAAAAATATGTAATTTCGTAGAGAAGTTAGTAGATGCAAAAATAACGAAAAATAGGGAAATATAGATATAGGGAAAAAGGGAAATATCCCTATATCTATAAGTGGAAAAAGGGAAATAGGGATATAGGGATATTATTCAAAAAGCGCGTAAATTCACTGTTTACAAACAAAAAAGCTTATTGTAACGTAGTACACAACAAGCATCATTCTACAAAACAAAACATATTTTGATAAATCAAATCTACATAAATAGATCGAGCAAAATAATTGAATATGAACACAAAACAAAAAGCCACTCCCATATGCTATTGGCGCCAACCGATAGCGGGAATGACTTTCTCTAGCAAGTGTACCACCACTTGACTAGAAAAACTGTATTCAACGACAGTGTTAACGTTTAAGTAGTGTACCATCACTTTCTTAAACAACTATGCCTTTTCACGAGGCTTCTTTGATATACCCATTTTATCTATTGTTTGACTAAAATTCAACTAGTAAATGCTAGAATTGTATTTTTTGTAGTCAAAAGATATATACCGGGCATCTCTAAACCTAGAAGTCTTGTGGATGTACAGGCCATTTAGGAATTGGAGATGCCTTTTTGTTTTTTGTTCGCGTGGAATTGCCTGATACCACGTAGATAAAAACTGATAAGCCGTGATTCCGTGCTTCTATATAGAGGGAACGTGTTACGGCGTGGCTAGCTGTTGGTCGTGCAGGGGGTACAGAGTATACGCCTACAAAAACAGCACCCCTCACTGGAATCCTGTTCTTTTGGTGAGGGAGGGCGAGAACTTGCCCAGGGACGACTCTCTAAAAGGTTCGGGTGGTTATCGTTAGCATTACGGTGCTAGGGAGTACATTCAGTTTGTCATGTAGGGACGATATTACAAGGACAAGCCATAGAAAAAGGGTGTATGCGGTGAAGATCGCTGAGTGAACAGGGTCTATACACACGGATACCATATAAGTGACCGCATGGCGAAAACAAAGACGCTTATCCATCTATTTTGACTGATTACTTTTTTGTAGTCTTTCAAAGTAGGGGATAAATCTGCCTTCCAGCCGTATTCCATAATCGTTCCCACATGATAAAAACCCTTAAGACCTTCAGTCAACATTAAATCTGAAGAAAAGCAGAAAAATATAAGATTGTTTAAATCCTGGAGGAACTAATCACTAAGATAGAGGAATAAATAAAGGATTTACTACTTACTTAGCTAGAGGATAAGGGGATGGATGGTTAGAATATGCCTTATTGTGGGATTTGGTTTTATCATTCCTATTTAGTACGTGAAATTATTAGTATGAAAACTACACAAGGATTAAGAATTCTTGGTATAATATAATAATGTACAAATGCAAAATCACATTTAGCCCACCTACGGAAATAGGTGAGCTTTTTAATGTATAAAGAAAAGACACCCTAAGGTGCCTTCCTCCGACTTGAACCACTTTAATTTTAATAATATGTATTGGATGACGATCCGAATATTATTTTACCACGTTAAGTTATATTGGTCATTGAGAAAAAAGAAAAGCCCTGTATATCAGAGCTTCCCTTTCTTTATTTCAATCCAAATTGAGATTTATTTTGTAATTTGCCATCTTGGAACATGAAGTTCGCATTAGCGCCAAATCCTTTTTCTCCATCCCATTTATACATGATTGTATGGAATTGGTCACCGGCTTGACCTGTCTCTGATAATACTTCCCCATCGCTACCAATGATAGCTTTAACTTCGTCATAACTCATTCCGTTTTGAATTTGATCGAACTCAGCTTTACTAATTCCAGGTTTGTTTTTCGGAGCTTCTTCTTTCTTAGTCTCCTCTTTTTTAGGTTCTTCCTTTTTCACTTCTTCTTTTTTAGGCTCTTCTTTAGTAACAGGAGCTTGCGTTTCTTGTTTTGGTTCAGTAGAAGCCTTTTCTTTCTTGTCGTCGTCTCCTCCACCCAATGCCGCCCCAATAGCACCAAGTACGATTAAAGCAATAAATCCTAAACACCCAAACTTAAAAATTTTCCCCATTATGTAGTTCCTCCAATGATAAAATGTAAGATTTCCGAGCTTATCATAACAAACAATCAATCATAATATTGTCATATTTTGTCGAATGAAAATAAAAAAAGAGAGCAATATGCCCTCTTACCACAATTGGTCAGATTATGTCAAATTTTACCACTAGATATTGGAAATGTTTTCTTCTACAATCAAATCAAATACAACACTCCACATTTGGAATACAAAGCACTGCAATGCATCGTATTCCACTTCTGATTCATTTAAGTAGTTTAAGGTTGCAATCTACTTTAAAACGCTTGTGCGTTAAAATAAGGAGAGTGAAGTCTACATAAAATACTTTTTAATCAAGTAAGTGTATTCGACTAACAAATTCAAAGCTTTCTTTTGTGGTTCTGTATCAAGTTCTGATATCTGATGCAAAATCACATCCACCTGCGGTGGCACACGATAATTCCTGCCAACTAAATTATCAATAGAAACATTGTAGAGATCACTAATTTTTATTAAAGTTGAGATATCTGGCTCAGCACGTTCAGCTTCCCAATTCGTATATGTTGTTCGAGCAACATTTAAATGGTGAGCTACATCTGTTTGGGTATAACCTTGTTTCTTCCGTAAGTAAATTAATCGCTTTCCAAGCAATGTATTACACCGCCCTCTTTAATCTTCGACAATTATAATAGAATAAGGGGTGTATTTGGTATATATTTGGATAAAACGATTGATTAATAAACAAATGGTTTTTAAAATGATTAAAAATTAATCAAATTAAAAATGACTAGAACAAACGTTTGTTTGGTGGTAAAATATGCATATAGGTTCTTATTTATGAAAAATGCATGATTGCATATTCTATTCCGTCAAACATGAGAAACGTTGCTGTAGAACGGTTTTAAAACTTTCTCAATAATTGTAGCTGATTTTCATACAATCATACGACCGAATATTGGGAAAAATGTGTTATTATGAAAACATTAAAATAAACGGAACGAAAAAAAGACTCACAGCGTGTACAAGTAGTGTCCGACCACTCTTGTACCGTTCGCCCGACTCACAAGGGGAACATCTGCCATTAGTCTCTTTTCGGTTACTACACGAGTAACACTTACATTATAACATGCCGATATTACTAAATCATTACTATGGTATTAATTTCCTTTTAAAAAAGTTGAGAAAATAAGCGAAGTCTTTGTTCCAAAGGGGAGGAACAAGAAGTGTGGAAGGTATTAAATGTTCTTGAAGGAGAATTATATGTAGCTGGATTTAAGAAAAAGCAGTTAGCTGATTATTGGGGAGTGAAACCTGCTACAGTTACCAAAGTATTTAAAGGAGCTAACGATATTAGTTTCGGATATCTTTCGAAAACGCTTATTTTATTAAAAAAGAGTTTGATTTCACAGGCGAAAGTTGTCAATGACTATATTATGAACACAGACCCTAAACCTGAAAATTTAAGAGAAGCTATGGAAGACTTGGCTATTAGAGGTAAGTTCGAATTGTTGAAAGCGATTATAGATCAAGAGATTGACTCTGACGTTGGCGAAAACAAAGAATTTGCAGAAGTATATGAAATAATTTATAGAAGATACCAAGAAGGTTTGAGCGCATCCGCTTATTTCAAATTATTAAGACAAAAAAATAAAAATGTAAAAACAATCGAAATGGAAGTTTTGACAGAAATATTATTATGTCAGGCGCAATATCAGTCTGGAAACTATAAAACATTATACGAGAGACTTAAGTCAGTTAACGAGAAAATAAATGATATAACAAATAAATTTATAAAAGAATGTTTGTTACTAAGATATAAAGAAGCAATAGCAGTAACTTCTTTACAAGGTGGCGAAGTGGTTGAATCTCGTTACATATGTCGAGATATATTGGATGAATTAGAGTGGGATGACTTTTTCTCACTACCAAAACTAAATGCATACTTGAAAATAGGCGAGTCATTAATATTCGAACCTGAAAATTACGACAATGCTAAGTTTTATTTAGAGAAAACCCTAGAATTATTAGGTAATCCTAATTGCAAAGGATTAAAAAAGAAATGGAAACTTGTTCAACAAACCTTATCTTTCTTGAAAATCCATTATCAAAGAGATCTGAATACCTTGAAATTTGTACACCCAAGCGAAAAGGCATATTCAATGATACTTGAAGGGGATATTTTAGGCGCAAAAAAGATTTTATTAGACTTAAAAGAGAAACATGGAGAATGGACGGATATTCAAACCACTTACTATGCTCTTACATGTGAAGGAGAAGAGAGGGAATCTCTACTAAGAAAGTCCTTACTGATGTGCCAAAAGTCTGGTAATATCCATTATTCGCAATTACCGAAAATATACTTGGGTTTAATTTAAAAAAATGGTATAATTATCTTCGAAAGAAGAGGTGGAAATATTGAAAAAAATATTAGCTTTATTGCCAATTTTATTAGTAGCGGGGTTGTTCACTTTTTCTGCTGATAACCAACAAACAGATGATAAACAAGAAGCGTCTGAACCTGTTATTCAACGTATGATGACGGATCCAGGTGGAGGCTGGTAATAATTACCAGTTAAGGCATCGCTTTTAATTAAATATAAATTTGAAATGACATCGTCTTAATTGGCGGTGTCATTCGTATTTTACGGAGAAATTTCCCTTTTAGGGGAAACGGTAAAAAAGTAATTAATTCCAAAAAAATACAAAAGAGGATGCAGGGGGAGATTATGATGACAAAAGAGCAATTAGAGAGCGTATCAGTAACAGAGGTAATGGAATTCGAATCGCAATTATTAGACGTTATGAAAGCAGCACACGAAGGGGACGAAAAAGCACTAGAAATCATGTTGAAAATGAAACAGGCGATCGTTAGCTTATAAAGCTATCAATCGCCTGTTATTCTCATTAAATCTTTAAATAATTTCATGATTTCTTTTTGCTTTTCTGGGTCTTTTTCTCTAAATTGAGTTATTAGTTCTTCAAATTCATCTTGGGCACTTGTAATATGATTCTTCTCATCAGATTCACCAAGTACATAAGCTACAGAAACCTTCGCTAATCTAGCCACTTTAATCGCCATCTCTTTAGATGGTCCTTTTTCATTATTAACATTTTCCCACATTGATATGAGAGGTTTACTTACTCCTAAAGCTTCAGAAAATTCTCTTTGGCTCATTTTTAATATTTCAGTCCTAATTTCTTTTGCCCTTCGACTAATCAATTCGTGATTCATTTTAAAGTTCTCCCCTTCTACTAAACCGTAGATATTCCGCAATTGTGTATTACTGTATTCCTAATACAGTAACTTTATTCTCTATATAAAATGTAACAGAAAAGTTAACTCTAAGACAACCCTTAAAAAATTTTAAAATTAGGGGTTTACTTTAAGTTAACCGCAATGTATACTCAAATTAACGAATTAAACAAAAGGTGATGACATGATAAAACTTAATACAGAGAAGGTGAAAGCCTTAAGGGAGCAATATGGTTATAGTCAGCGTCATGTGGCTAAATACTTAGGATACACACATAAAGGTGCTTACTCACTACTAGAATCTGGAGATAGGCAACCTAGCGTTTCTAAGCTAGGAATGTTAGCTAAATTATATGAAGTAAAAGTAGATGACCTGTTAGTAGGTTAACCGATGTTTATCTTATTTTTTTAATCAAAGGTTAACTTAAATTTAACCCTAAAGGGAGGAAATAAAATGAATCAATTACAAGTTGTGCAGCATCCAGTTAGTGAGTTAGTTTTCACAAAAGATAATGAAGTTGTAACTGATAGCACAATCGTAGCTGAAGTTTTCAACAAACGTCATGCAGATGTTTTGAAAAGTATTGAAACATTAAGTTGCACAAAAGAATTTAGCGAACGAAATTTTTCGTTGGCTGAATACAGAGATGCGCAAGGCAAACCGAGACCTAAATACTTACTTAAACGAGATGGTCTTATGTTCCTGGTGATGGGTTACACGGGAGAAAGAGCAGCACAAATGAAAGAATCGTTTATAGATGAGTTTAATCGAATGGAACAATACATTAAACAGCAAATGTCTCCATTACAAATGATCAACATTATGACATCAGAAATGATGAATCATGGTGATCGGTTAGGGAAATTGGAGCAAACGATAAATGAACGAATGACAGTAGATTACAGCCAACAGCTTTCTATTAAAAATGCAGTAGGTCGCAGAGTATACAAGCTTTGGGAAGATGGAACAATCAATCAAGCAGTACATGACAACAAGAAGAAGTTATTCTCAGCAATATGGAAAGACGTAAAAGCAGCATTCGCTGTAAATAGTTATTGCAACATCCGCCAAAAAGACTTCGATGAAGCTATATCATACATAAACGCATGGCGACCAAGATTAGTGTAAGGGGATTTTGAAATGAACAATACAAGAGAATTAGATTCTAATGTGTTAACTGTATTTGAGATGAAAACATTGTATGGAGATGAAATTTTAGATTTCATGAAACAACTTTATGGGAAAGTATTCCCGATTGTGACGGCAGCAGACTACAGATTAATTATACAAATGTTCTCGTATCATCGGTTCTTGGTTGGTGGAAAAGAAACGTATTCCCAAATACTTGCTACTTATTCCAAGGATTTAAAAACAAGATTCGGTGGAAGCGTTGAAATAATCAATAAAGGAATTGAAGCGTTGCTTCTTAGTAAAAACCAACCGTTCTGGATGATCTCTAAAAATGATTATTCCATAAGAGATGTTTCGTTAGTACCGCTCCGAGATAAGGGTGGATGGTACGAGTTCTCAAAAGAAATTTATTTAGAAGATAGTTTATATGACTCTTTCGATAATTGGGATGAAGATGTAATTGTCAAAAGGCAAGTTCAAGTAAATAGCGGGAAGATTGATTTAACAATAGAGACAAATGACCGTTTAGTAATTATTGAATTAAAAAAGTCGAAAATAAACGGAAGGGCGTTATATCAAGCGTTTGATTATATGTTTAGCTATCCAGACGATTATCCTAAAAAAATCGAAATGGTAGTTATAGGTTCGGAGTTTTCAGAACATGCGTTAAGGGTAGCAAAGAGATTAGGTATTACATGCATTACTTACACAGTACAGGAGATTAAAGATAACTCCCAATTAATAATTGATTTCGATTATATGTATAAAACAAACGAGTCTGTGACTTTCAATAATTTTCTATATGAAGTAACAACAACAACTGGTAATGAAAATTCCTTATGGATAGATCACCCATGTTTCATAAAAACTTTTAAAGAATACGCAACTGAAAAACTTAAAGAATATGAAGAACATAATAAATTGATGGATTCTCTGTTTGAACAAGTACAAGAGTATGTAAATAAAAATGATTTGAACCAAACTCTCTTAATGGAAAGCGATGGTGAAAATTCATGATGGAAGAAAGCACATTCTCACATTTAATGATACTAGTTGGTGTTATCTTGCTTGCAGGATTTATTTACCTAATGGAACGCATAGACAAACGAATTATGAAGGATGAAAAGTGATGGATAAACAGCAGAAGGATAAGGAAGACAAAGAAAACATCATCAAAATGGTACGAGAGTTAAAGGCTAAAGAGTTACATAACTGTGTGAAAGTCATCGAGAAGTACCATTATATAACTCTAGCTAAATAGGACAAGCGTTGTGCTTGTCATCATGATCAGGAGCGGACACCTTTACCCCTCCACCTCGTTTCTGGTCATGATGATGCGTACAGCATCACGAAAGGGGAATGAAAATGAACCCAAGTTTCGAGCCAACGTATTGCAATGATTTAAAAGGAAACAAGTACTTATGCAGATTTGAACATTATCAAGTGGAAAGTCGCTTTGAAGGTGAGCCAAAAGAATGGAAGGCCGACATTGTCGAGTCAATGCCAATCATCCCTAAATACAAATGTTGGGGAAAAGGAATCAAAACAAAATAAAACCAGCCGATTACGCCAAATCGACTGGTTCATGAAACGACTCAATATTTTGTACCTCTATTATAACATAGTCGTTTCTCTCAGTAAATAAGGAGGAATGTGGAAATGATTGAAAATCCAGTTACTTACGGGAATCATCACGATTCATCAGCAAGAGATTTCATGGATTATTGCCAAGGTTGTGGTGGAGAAATCTATTACGGTGAGGGATACCTTGATTGTAACGGTGATCCGATACATGCAGAAGCTGATTGTATTAAACAATTCGTAAAAGAACGTTCGATAGCGAAAGTGGCGGGTGAATGAAATGAGCTTACAAAACAAAATTGAAACTGAAATTCAAATTCTGATGAGTTTAATTGAACGATACAAACTAAGTAAAGAACCTAATGCTGCATCGATGGTTGTAGCTTATGAATATGGATTACAAGCACTTATGGAAGTTTATGATGTTAGTCAGCAAGAAGAGGTGATTCCGTTTTGAAGCGTGCGATAGACGAGCTAAAGAAGTCACTAAAAGTAGAAAGAAAGAAATTAAGTGATTACGAGTTTAAGTTACGAAATTTGAAAGAACATGAGATTTTACTTCGCGAATCAATTGCTGATGTGAAAATAACAATCTCTGATATAGAAGAAACAGTTTCAACATTAGAAATAATGACGGAAGGAGCTGATATCAGTGAATAAAAGCGAAACAATCACTGAATTAGCCAAGGCATTAGTTAAATTCAATTCAGAAGTTAACAAAATAGCAAAGGATGCAGACAATCCTTTCTTTAAAAACAATTACGCAACGCTAGACACGATTATAGATGAAATTAGACCAATCCTTTCTAAACATGGATTAAGCATCATGCAGATACCAAGTGGAGACGGTCAAAACGTAACATTAAAAACGCTTCTCTTACATGAGAGTGGCGAATGGCTTGAGTCGGATGAACTAACTATGAAGCCAGTAAAGAACGATCCGCAAGCAGTAGGAAGTTGTATCACATATGCAAGACGATATTCACTAGCAGCATTCCTTAGCTTGAATACAGGCGAAGATGATGATGGCAACGGCGCTACTTATGGTAAGGACAAGCCTAAAGGTAACGGTGGACAAGCTCCAAATAAACCACAAGGTAGCAGTGGGAATGGTAAAGCATCTGAGAAACAAATGAAGATGATACACGCGAAAATAGCTCATATTTCAGCTATATCAAAAACTGATAAACATACCATTGAAGATACATTGAAAGGCAATATCGGAACTGACAACCTAAACGAAATTAGCTCTCAGATAGCTTCGAAAGCAATTGAAGTGCTAATAGGATGGGAAAAGCAGTATAGCCAAGCAGGTTAAGGAGTGAAAAACCTATGTTAGATAAAAACCAATCGAAAGTCGTCCTTCCTTCATGGGTGTGGAAGGGCGCAAGAAATGAAAAAGAAGCAAAAGCAAAGGCGATTGAGTACATTACTCCCGATCGCTACCCAGGATACAAAATATTGAATATTAAAGACGGTATCGCATTGTGCGAGAGGGAGAGTGTGTGATGTTTAAAGTACCTGTAAGACGCGGATCAATGAAAGAAATGTTAAAAGCAGTTCGTGATTTAGAAGCTAGAGGTTATGACTATATCACTCCGATTAAAAAGGTTTATAGAGCAGATAAAACGTTTTATAACGATGGAAAGTTCAAAGGGAAGGATAAAATTCGATTCACAGGCATGGAAGATCGTGCGAGTTATGAATGTTGGATGAAGAAGGTGAACTAAATGACATTAATTGATAGAAGAAGACGTGGATTTTTCATGATAGATAACGAGATTGTAGATGATGCAAGACTAACTCATAAGGAAATGGCAGTATACATGGTTCTTTGCAGACATCTAAATCAAGAAACGGGGAGTTGCTTCCCTTCTTTACCAACAATCGGAAAGAAAGTCGGGATGTCAAAGAATACGGTAATCAAGGCTTTAAACACTTTAATTGAAATAGGTTACGTGACAAAAGAGAAACGTTCATCTAAAGAACAAGGTGATATGTCAAACGTTTATTACGTAAATGACGTTCACAATTTGAACGGGGGAGTTCACCAAATGAACCGGGGGGGTTCAGGAGATGAACGGGGGGGAGTTCACCAGGTGAACCCTAACAATACTAATCTTAACAATACTAATTTAACAATAAGTAGTAGTAGTAAGAACCCCTTCTCATTCTATGAAAGTAACATTGGAGTTTTAAATCCATTCATGGCAGACGGAATAGATCAGTGGATTAAAGATACAAGCGAAGAACTTGTTATAGCAGCAATGGAACGTGCATTAAAGCAACAGAAGAAATGGAATTACGCTGAAGGCATCTTAAAACAGTGGGCTAACAAAAACATTAAAACTTTGGATGATGTGGAAGCGTTAGAAGCTGAATACCAACGCAATAAAGGAGCGAAGAACAATGCAGAGAGCAGCGGCAGCAATACCAACCGATATAGCCAAAAAGGTGAATATGACTATGGATTCTGATGTGTGTGACACACATGGCATGAATAAGATGAAGTTCGGTGGACAAGTTGTATGCCCTCGATGCTTCCTTGAAAACGAAAGTAATAAGCTTCAACAACAAGAACAAGCAAAATACGATGCGGATAAAGCAAATGAGAAGAAGTTCATGTTCCATCAACAAAGCATGATTGCCGATAGCAACATTAAGAAAGCTAATTTTGATAATTACAAACCTACTAGCGAAGAAGGAGCGAAGAACCTTGAACTCGCAAAGGTCATCGCTACTGATTATCTCGATGAGAAGGTGTTTAACACAATTATGGCCGGGAATTGCGGAGCAGGGAAAACGCATCTTGCTTATGCTATCGCAGATCAACTTGCAGGAGCAGGGAAGTCAGTTGTCTTCGTTACAGTTGGCGAATTACTACGGAAGATTAAAAGTACATTCAGTAAAGACTCCACATTAACTGAAGATGCAATTATAAGAGGCTTAGTAAGAGCGGAAATATTAATAGTCGATGATTTAGGAGCTGAGTTAGGCGCGTTAGACGCCAATACAAAAGCGACAAACTTCATTAATAGGGTGTTATTCGATGTTTTCGATGGTAGGCAAGGTAAATCCACTATCTTCACGACAAACCTCACAGGGAAGCGTTTAGACGAGGCATATGATGAACGGATTGTATCGCGTATTCTCAATAATTTCAGAACGATTACTTTTAAGGAAACAAAGGATTACAGAAGAAAGGCATTGCCATTTTAAGGGGGAAGACAAATGAAAGCATATCAAGTTAGCGATGGGGAGTACTCACGGATATCCTTCGCTAAAACAGCGGGACAAGCTAGAAATTTCGGAAAGTGTGAGTTCGGTATTGATTTCATAGATGTAGAAGTCAGAAGGGCAAAATGGGCAGATGAATACAATCACGAGTACCTTATTCCTAAAGAAGCTTACCTTGCAAATGGTTGGTGGTGGGAATGCAAATGTGGAATTCCACGGTTTGAAGAAGAAGCGATTGTTGTTGGAGATATGGTGTATTGCGAAAATTGCAAAGAAAAGTAAGAAGGGGGAATTAAGATGTGTGCATGTAACGGAACGGGAGTAATTCAAAACAGTATTGGAATGGGAATGTATCAATTTGGACCATGTGTTTGCGAAGCGGCAAATCAAACACCGGAGGAAGTGGATAGAAAGCGTCATACCGTTATGGCGAGACTAAACGCAATTCATCAATTACAAATGGAGGGGAAATGGGATGCCAAGACTTGGAACGGATTTGGAAAAGGAGAATTACACAATAGCAGCGCAACAAAGGAAGTACATGAAGAACTCGCGTCGTAATATGTATATCGCTTTAGAAGAACTGGACCTGGTGTTTGATGAAAGTGAAGTAATTCGATTACAAGAAATGTGGAAAGAGAACAAAAACATTATCGAAATCGCAAAAGAATTGGGGAGACATCAATTAGAAATCGCAGCATTAATAATGGATCAGGCGGATAAGAACGAAATTAAATCCCGTCCAATGGGGTTAGGGGCATGAAACAACTAACACTTGAGGATGTTGTAGGTAGTTTTGATTACTCTGCAAAGAGCACGGCCGAGCGATTCCTTGCGAAGACGCCCGTCATAACACCGACATACGAGGTTCATTTCTATGACCAAGATGATCGGCAAAAAATAGATTGGTTCGATGTTAAGAATGAGGTCGAAGCGTGGAATGTGGCGGTTAAAGAACACGGTAAAGGAATTCGAAAGCTCTTGATAAAAGCATCTGAACGCACAAGAAAAGAAATAATGGCATTGGATTAGGAGGATAAGCGTGAAATACAAACCTGTACCAACGTGGGAAGACTATGAAATAGCCAAAAGTAACGGAATCAGCAAAAACAATGTAGATGTTCGTGTTAACTCTCTTGATTGGGATATAAAAAGAGCGATAACACAACCATTGGGTAAATTTGATAAATATTATGTGGAGTTAGCCAAAACGAATGGAATTGCATATCACACATATCTTAAGAGACTTTCACTTGGATGGAGTGAAGTAAAAGCAGCGACAACACCACCACGTAAGTATAAGAAGAAACAAATTAGCTAGGAGGCAACATGAAAGAGCAAGACAAGTTAATAGAACAATTGATTCAGAGAAATATATTCAAGCTAGCCGACGGACGCGACTTATTTGAAGGAAGTTGTGAGGAATTGTCGGGGCTGTTAAAAGGAGATGGAGAGAATGAGAGAGATTAAGTATAAGGCGTATGTAAAGGAATTGAATTTGGTATTACCAGTACTTTCAATACAATTTGATTTCAAAAAAGTAGAAGTGCCAGCGACATATTCGAAGCATATTGATACGGAATATTTCAATTTTGAACAAGTGGAGTTAATGCAGTACACAGGATTAAAAGATAAAAATGGAAACGAAATTTACGATGGTGACATTGTGAAAATTAGCGGGCATCCATTCCAAGGTTCAATTGATATAGATGGGAATTACGTTGTTGGATATAACGAGTTAATGGAACTGAGTTGCGGTGGTTGGTACCTTCATAGGATGAGACATTGGGCTGAAGTGGTTGGAAACAAGTTTGAAAATCCAGAGTTATTACAGGGAGGTAAGGTGAAATGAGAAAAGCGATTGAAGAGTTTATAAAAGGATTACATGAATCGGCAGTAGAGAGCAGGAAAGATGCGGATAAAGCTTTTGATAGCGGAGATTTAGGATTATCAGGATTCCATAAAGGACAGTGGAGCACATTTGAAGGAACAGCAATCGCATTAGAAGACTTATTATCTGATCATGAGGAGGAAGAACAATGAAATATACAGAGCATGGTACTTATGAAGTGACCCAACTATTAGCAGAAGCGAAGCAAAGAACATTCCTAATACCTTTAGATCATGGATGGATTATCACTTCCGATGAAGTTCAAGGTAAATATATTGGGGAACACGAAGGGATAAAGTTTTTCACTCATTTTGATAAGTATTTATGTATGTATTGTGCTTCGGAAGTAAGTTCAGGTCTTTGTGTAGCAAGGTCATTTAAAGAGAAATATGTGATTCCAAAAGCAAAGAGAAGAATCGCTATAAAAAGGGCTGGATTTGAAAAACATATGAATGCTCTTATAGAAGAATGTGGAGTTTTAAATGATGAAGAAGGAGCGAAACAATGAACGTAACAAGCTGTAACTACACGTATTGGGAAGAAGCGATTAAAGAGTTTTATAGAAAACAAAAAGCGGAAAGAGGTAATAAGAATGGCAACTAAGATCATTATGTACACGAAAAATTCATGTCCAAACTGCAACAGAGCTAAATTCATGTTAAATCATTGTCCGGTCGATGAACGCTAAAGATGTTGATAAAGCTTATGAAAATCTGAAATCTAACGGCATTCACAGTTTACCAGCGTTTAAATTCGAGAATGGAAATATAGTTGTTGGCTTTGAAGAAGGAAAGATTATGAATCAATTAGGACTGTAGGAGGGATTACATGAAAAAAATAACAGAAGTCCAATTAAAAAGTGAACTTAAAACGATAGATAGCGAGATTAGTAAATTAGAATATCATCTTGTGGGATTAAAAACTGAAAAAGAGAAAACAATCCAATGGTTAGAAGAGTTAAATAATCGCAAAAACAAAATACAAAGTTACTTATAAGGAGCGGAATGGAATGAATTTAAGAGTGAAGATTAAGCGAGTGAAAGATGTGGATATGCCTAAGTATGCAAAACCAGGGGATAGTGGTTTTGATTTAGTGGCAGCGGAGGACACGGTTATCTATCCAGGAGGAACAAAGGTTATACCTACAGGACTAGCCTTTGAAATCCCGCCAGGATACGAACTTCAAGTAAGGCCTAGAAGTGGGATATCACGTAAAACGTTTTTGAGAGTGGTACTTGGTACGGTAGATAGCGGTTTTAGAGGCGAGGTAGGAGTTATAGTCAGCAATACATCATATCCAGGTAATTCAATTACATTAGGTATCAATGATGAACATGAAATATACAAGAGTGTTAAATACGAAATTAAAAAGGGAAATCGTATTGCCCAAGGCGTCATAGCTCCAGTGGTAACAGCTCATTTCGTTGAATCGGACGAGCTATCAGAGAGTGATCGTGGCACAGGTGGATTTGGCAGTACGGGAGTAAAGTAAGACAAAATTTGAATTTTATAAGAAATGGGGAGTGGAAAATGAAAAAGAAAATAATTGCAGGTTTAATGTCTATTATGGCAATAACGGGTTTAGCAGGTTGTAGTACAGAAGCAGATACAGTTTCACAAAATTTATCTAAATCAGCTGATTCATTTGAGGTTCAACGAAGAGTAGTGTTCTTCAATGGTATAACTGATAAATACCTTTTAAGTATTGAGGGATTATGCGCTTTAGACGCTGGTGATGGGAAGAAGATAACTGTAACTTGCAAGACTGGTGATGGTAAATATAAGAAACATTACCTTGGATTAAGTGATAATGTAAGTTACTTCATTGAACAAACAGATGCTAAGTACGAAGATGCATACCATTACAAAGTACTGTTTAGACCGGAAGAAATTATTCCAGATATTAAGTTGCAGACAAGCAATAAATAAACTACTTTTATGAATTTGTATGATGAAGTTTTGAAGAGTAAAACTAAACAAAAGCGTTATTTTAATCGAAAAGGGGAATGAGAAATGAGCAAAATCGAAGAGGGGCAAAAGTTATTCGTTGTATCAAATCATAGATTCATTAATAGAGAGCCAGTGTTAATGGAATGTGAAGTTACAAAAGTAAATAGAAGAAGTGTTTATGCACAAAGAGTCAGTGTAGCACCTGCACCGGGCGAGTTTAGATTTGATAAGAAAACTCTGTTCAGCGACGATGGCTGGGGAACGTGTTATCAAGCTTATCTAAATAAGCAAGAGTATTGGGACTTCGTTAATCAAACCGAAGAAAGAAAAGCGTTACAAATAGAATTAAAGGAAAGAATCGAAAAAATGCCACTCGATAAATTGAGAGAACTAAATGAACAAATAAATTGTTAGAAAGTAGGGATGGAAAGTGACAGAGTGTGAATTGATTATGGTCAAAATATTAAGAGATTTGGAGATCCATCCGCCCCATGCGTTAGCAGCATTAAACAATGTTTTATACGAAGAATATGGAAGTGTGTATGCAGTGCAAGCGTTAGCTAATGCAATTGAACAAATGGAAGAAATTGAAGAAGAGGATGAAGATTTATAACTAAAACGCTATTTTATTAGAAAGCGAGGTGGTGATATGAGTCTTACTTTTATAGACTTATTCGCCGGAATTGGTGGATTTAGAATGGGCATGGAACAGGCAGGTCACAAGTGCTTGGGATATGTTGAAATAGACAAGTTTGCTAGAAAGTCATACGAAGCAATTCATAATACAAAAGGAGAGTGGACGGCACATGACATTACAACTGTTACAAACGACGATCTACGATTACTTAGAGGACAAGTCGATGTTATCTGTGGTGGATTCCCTTGCCAAGCCTTCAGCATTGCCGGAAAGCGATTGGGATTCGCAGAAACTAGAGGAACTTTGTTCTTTGAAATTGCTAGACTCGCCAAAGAAATCCAACCACAATTTTTATTCCTTGAGAACGTCAAAGGCCTACTCAATCACGACGGAGGAAACACATTTAGAACAATCCTCTCCACGCTTGATGAATTGGGGTACGATGCAGAATGGCAAGTACTTAACAGCAAAGATTTCGGAGTTCCCCAAAACCGTGAGAGGGTGTTCATTATCGGACATCTTAGAGGAAGAAGTAGACGAGAAGTATTTCCTATCCGAGAAAATAGTGGAAAAACTAATATTAAAATAGTGGCAGATCTTAACCACTATTCACAAGAAGCTTTAAATAGAATTTATGGAACGGAAGGACTTTCCCCTACTCTAGATACAATGCAAGGTGGTGGAAGACAACCTAAAGTTTTATTAGAACCATTCCCGCTTACTGAGGAAGGTAACGCATACTGTTTAACTACACGAACACATGCATGTTACTTGCCAAGAAATGTCGCACGTAAAGAAACTACATTAGTTAAAGTTCGTGAAGCTACTAAGAAAGGTTATGCTGAAGCTCAAATTGGTGACAGTATTAACTATTCTGTACCAGGAAGTGAAACAAGACGAGGGCGTGTTGGTAAAGGGATTGCCCAAACATTGGATACGGCCTGTAACCAAGCGACAATTGAAAACAAACCACCTTATCGTATTAGACGACTTACGCCAAGAGAATGTTGGAGACTACAAGGTTTTCCTGATTGGGCGTTTGATCGGGCGAGAGAAGTAAATTCTGACTCACAATTGTATAAGCAAGCTGGAAATTCTGTCACAGTTAATGTAATTCATGCAATTGCGGAGAAATTAGTATAAAAATTTCATTTTGTAGAAAAGAGGAATGGATATGCGGATGTATAGATGGAGGGCTACATTAACTGCTGGTGGAGAGCATGAGCGCCTCAAAAAAATTAAAGAGCGTAACCGAAAACGTAAATTGCATCGTAATTTCACTATAGAATGTCAAGAAAGTTCAACAGTATGGATAGGTTGGATGTGTTCTGAATGGTTTGCCGAAAGAGCTGACAAAAGAAGGGAAAGACACAAATTAAAAAGAGCAGCCAGCAAAAGCTAACTGCTCCACTCATGGAATATGGTTCAGAAATGGGTTGTCTACAGTATTGACGGAATTTTGAGTTTTATTCAGGGGGGGGAAGAAGGAAATGATCAAAGAAGAATATGAAACAGTAATAAAAATAAATGGTAAATATTTAACTCTTACACAAATTTATGAATTAATGGAATATGAAAACCAAACTGTTCAAACACATTGTTAATAGGAGGTAGAGGAAAATGAAAGAAATTAAGTTTCGCGTGTGGGACAATGTGATACCACGAGATTTACAAGAGGTAGAAGATGGTGTAGCTAGTGGTGAAATTGTGGAGTGGGATTATGTAAAAAAGTCATCTTATTTAATAGATGGGCTAAACGGTAAATATCCAATTATGCAATATACAGGCATAAGTGATTTACATGGTAATGAAATTTATGAGGGGGATATTGTAAAGAACGCCTTTGGGGAAGAGTATAAAATAATTCGGGATGAAAAGAGATGCCAGTTCATTGCAGTAACAACAATTGAAGATGGTTCAGAATGGTATCAAAATGTGAGTCGTAGCCTTGAAGTAATAGGGAATATCTACGAAAACTCAACAAAATAATCCTTTTGTAGGAGAGATACGGATGAAATATCACATTAAATATTACATCAAATTATTAATGCATATCTTGTGGCACACTGAAGCACCAAAGAAAGAACATTTAAGACATTTGAAGAGAAAGTGAGGTTAGGAGAATGATTGATTATCATGCAAATGAAACAGTAACAATGTCATTAGAAAGATATCAGGAGTTATTAGATCAGATGGAATATTTGGAAAGTAAATCAATTGATAATTTCATTGAGAAAAACTATGTGGAAATAGAATGGAGACTTCCTATAGGGTCAACGAAACGTAGAGTGTGTGAATCAATAGAAATCAATTTGAATGCGATAGAAAAGGATTTGTCACAAAGGCACTTAGATGTTCTTACCATTCCGAAAACAGAAATAAAATTCATATACAAATGCGGTAGTAAGGAGTTGGCAAATGGCTTATACGAGAAAGAAAAGGCAGAAGACGAAAGTAGCAGCCAAACCGAAGATTAGAAGTAAAGAAGTTATATATGATGGTATAAAATTCGATAGCGAAACAGAATGCGACTATTATAAGTACCTAAAAACAAGGGATGACGTCTTGAAAATAGATGTTCATCCCGAATATGAACTAATCCCAACATTCACGATTAAGAGCAGCATAACGAAGTCAGGAAAGTCGAAAAAGTCAGCTATGAGGTTTACACCAGACTTTAAAGTAACGTACTCGAATGGGCGTGTAGAAGTGGTTGATGTGAAAGGCCATAAAAGAGCAATCAACGAAGGATTCCCGATACGTAAGAAGTTATGGGAGTTCCAGAACCAACAGGAGTTGATCGTTGCGATATGGGACAAGAAGTTAGGTCAATGGACAAGATCATAAAGGGGTGAGTGTCATTAGAAGATACGAAGGTACACGAGAGTATACATTGTTCCGAAAAGAACCAGGGTTTGGAGATTGTCAGTACGTTACGATATTCGATGTATTTAAGTATCAGGAGTTAGTGGACCATTTTAATGATGGTTGGAGGATTCATGATGAGGACAAGAAGATGGCAGCTTTACAGAGAACAATAGCTTAAGGAGGGGTGGTAATGGGGAAATTCAATGGTCAAAAATTGAAAGAAATAAGGTTACTGTTCGGATTGCTCAATGAAGATGTGGCGGAATTACTAGGAATTAGCTTTCATCAAGAATTTGAAATGGAACAATCAAGGAAGACGCCGAACTTTGAGCAACTTCAAATATTATGTAAGAAATTCTATGTAAAGCCTAAATATTTTTATAGTAAATCAGAGTTACCAGATGTCATTGATGATTCATCAATGTCATTGCGTTAAAAATGGATAGCGGAACCATGCGGAGTAGATTGGTGGGGGCTACTTTACTAAGTGTGTTTCCCTTATTCAACAATGAGATAGTAAAATTTCACGTACCTTACGTGATGTTAAAAAGACAAATTCAGAAATAGGGGGATTCCTTCATGGAGAGACAATTAACTTTATTACCGGCTGTAGATGATAAGAAAGTGCAAAAGGAAGTGGTAAGTGTATTAAAGGAGTACAGAGCGCTCAAAATGCGTTTCAGTAATGATGTGGAGCAGGAAGGAATCAGCTTGTTCCCTGAGTTACGTGATTCAAGGAATACGAGTAAATGGAAAGTGCAGCAGGTAGAAAAAGCACTTAATAACTTATTAGATGAAGATGAGCGGAATATTGTTGAAATGAAGTTCCTTACAAATGAGAGAGTAAAAGATTCAGATGTTTATCATGATCTACTACTTAAAAAGACATATTTCTATGAGAAGAAGCAGAGTGCGGTTAAATTGATTGCTACAGCACTAGGAATCATCTAAAAACAGCGAACAAAACGCGAACTTTTTGGGGGACTAAATAAAATGCTAAAAATTATAAATTATATGTACAAGCCCTTTGACAACCGCATATCGAAGAGGATTAACACTCCTATTAGTGAATGTTCTGATGCGAGAATGTCACGGTAACGTATACCGCATAGTAGGGCGGGCAAGGCGGTAAGAACCCGCGTTAAAACGAGAAGACCAATGAAGTTACTTACAATGACATATTCCAGTGTGGCGGGTGTGAGATAACTCGCATTCGTCATGCTGTTTCTATTATGTTTAGTGTTCAGCTCAGAGACCGCCATGTCCTCTGGGTTGATAGTGAATATAATAATTCTCTATTCTTTGTTAACGTCTTTCTTGAAAATGGAATGGGGGTGGTTGCTCATGATTGAGTGAGCAATACTTGCTATTCTTGTTGTATACGTAACTTGTAATATCTTTATAGTAATTACTCACGATTTTTACTATTAGGATAAAACAGGGTGTAAAGGAACTTGTCACTCCTTTACTCTAGATAATAAGACGGATAATTCCCCTTATCCGCGTACATCCCCCTACTAATCTTGTTATCTAGAGTAAGACAGTGGAAAAACGTAGTACTGTCTTGTATATAAAGATTAATTCCCTTTATATGATCACATTGATATTTCATCTGTCACGGGAAGAAATATAGCGAAATGGTTTGCTAAGGCTATGCGACGGCTGAAGTATTGACCGACTCCACGGAGCATAAACGAGAAGATTCTTTGTCTTCTCCCAGTCACCGAACGTAAAGCGCGTAGCTAATTAGAGCTAAAAAATTACATGATGCGGTGACTTGGAGAAGGTTGAGAGTACTCAGCCTTGAAATGAAGAGATGCTTATTGCCATTTGTTTTCTCTCTTTTCTCCCATCCCCTTGAAAGCTGTCACTTCGGTGATGGCTTTTTGTTTATTCAGATAAAAGGATTACGATAATTGTTGTCGAAAAATTGGAAGTAGGAAAGGAGATGACGTAAAATGGTTAAAGTCAAAATAGTAACAGCATCTATTGCATCTTTGTTAGAGTCTAGAATGAATGAGTCTTTATCGGAGTTGTCCGATGAAAAGATTATCGACATTAAAATTGTAACTTCAGGAGTTTCATCATCAGAAAATTATTTAGCGGTTATCATGTACGATGACGGAATGAAATAATAGTATCAAGCATCCATAACGGGTGCTTTTTCTTTGTTATATAGAAATTACACATTAAACGTGAATTTGAATGAAATGGATATTTGATTAGGAGGGTGATTATGAAAGTAGTTAGAGAGCATGATGGCAAATATTATCTTACAGAGTATGTCGAAGCCTATGGTTGGTACGCTGCAGAAATTAGCTACGAAGCGTTTAAACTACTTGAGCACATTGACTATTCAAGTGACTATGAAAGTGTTGGTTGGATAGATGATGAACTTTAGGAGGATGAATGATGGAAGAGAGAACAATTAAGTTTGAAATTGTAATTGAAGGTGAGTGTACACCAGAAGAGCAATCTAAAGTTAGAAAAATGTACGATTTCATTGAGGAATGTGCTAAGGTCCACGGATACAAAGCTACGAAAACAGCAGGAATTAAGGAATTGATGGACAACGGTAAAAAGAATATCGCTGCCGTTAAAGTAGACGTTGATACAAAAGAAGCTAATGAAAATATCGCAGAGTTAACTGCTGCAGCTAATGAGTGTGTAGAAGCATTTGAGAAATTAGGTAAGGTTATGGAACGTTTTGAAAAGAAACCTGTACAGACGATTAACTTCAACCCAGTAGTCAAAAATGGGTTCCTTAAAGCGTTATATGAGGACCAACTATTAGCGAATTGGTGCGCCGGTAAAGGGCCGTTCCAATAAGTTATGATTAAACCAATAGCAATTATCGTAGGCGCTGCCGTGATCTGGGTGGCGTCTTGTTTGTTGTTAAGGAGGAGATGAGAAAATGTTTAAAGGGTTAGGAGCAGTATTTTCATTAGCTATATTAGGAATTCTAATTCTGTCATTTGGTATATGGACAGCAGTTTGGTTAGGGATAGCTTGGATTATTAGCTTTGTTTTTAATTTGGATGTAAGTTATATGACCGTATTTACAGTGAGTTCGATTGTATGGGCGTTAGCGATTGTAGTAAAAATCTTATTCGCTTATTTAGGGAAGAAAGCGGCAGAAATATTTTGGAGTTAATTGTTGTTAAGGAAAGATAAGGGCAAACGTGTTGCATTTAGGGATAAGGGGTGAGAAGGATGAGTATCGGTATTATTGTTATATGTGGACATGTATTAGCTTCGTGTTGGTTTATTGAAGATTACCAAACAAATGAACCAGTAAACTTATACGAAGAAATGCCGATGTATATAGAATATAACCCTAAATATGAAGAGTGTTTTAAACTCTCATATAAACTTATCTTAAAATACAAAGAAATGAAATCTCAGGTATTGAATCGTAAGCCGATGTTTATTAGAGCTAGGACTACTTGTTAGGGGTGAGGAAGTGGATTGGGTAGACTTCTTCGGGATTCTAATATGGATAATCATCCTTCGCATGTATTATCGATATGTTACAAAACAAACGAACACAACGAACGAAAATAGAGGAGGGAATAATAATGAAAAACACAATCACTCAAGATGATATCAATAGTATTTTAGAAAGAACACATTGGACAGTGGAAGAGTTTCACGGTAAATGTACAGTAGTAGTTGCTAAATTACCAAATGGGTTTATTCTAACTGAATCGAGCGCGTGTGTAGATCCGGTAAATTACGATGCGAAGATCGGAACTGAAATTTGCAAAGAACGAATCGTGAATAAGATTTGGGAATTAGAAGGATATCGTTTGCAATGTACTATTTCTGAACAAAAATAGAGATAGTTAACAAAGTGAAGTTTATGCAGGGAATAAGGGTGATTAGGTGCTGAAAATGGCGTAAAATCAACGATGTATAAAAGATGTTGTAAGTGGAAGTTCTGAAAAGTACTACAAACGTTGATATGACGGCATATTTCCCGAAAACCTTGTTTACATAAGATAAGTTATGGGTAGTCATTTTGAATATGTATTCATTTCCCTGCATACAACAAATTTCGTTATGGATTTTTAAAAATAAGATACTTTTGAGGTGATTTCGTGAAGAAGAAACGTTACAAACAAAAACGAAAGAAAATGAATCTTTATTATGTAACTAATGGTTATTTAGGAGATACTAGTGTACATGTATATGTAATTGCAGAAAATGAAGACAGAGCAGAAGAACTAGCTTCTCAGAAACTTAAAGAAGATGCAAAAGAAAATGAGGGATATGGTTCTGGTCCATACGAAGAAAATTATTGGACTGACTTAGAAGTACACTGCGAGACAGAAGATGTATCGAAAGAATTCGTTTCAGATGTAAATAGCTAACTTACAGTAACGAATCCGCTGCTTTTTTATTTTATAAAGGGGATGAGAGCATGTCAGTTAAGACGGAGACAATTGCTTGTCCATATTGTGAAGGTACAGGGAGAGAGTTGAATTATTTCGACCCGCCTGTTGTCGAGCGCAGAAAACCGATGACTATATTTGGACTACAACGAACAATTAGCGGACGAGAAATATTAGATGAGCATTGCTCTGCTTGTAATGGTACGAAGAAGATTGCAGTAATTAAATAATCATAAAGGGATTACCGCGAGGTGGTGAATATGGCTAGGCAACGAAGCCCAGATCGTGATAAAGCATTAGAAATATATAAAACAAGTAAAGGTGAGAAGCCACTTATTGATATTGCAGCTGAATTGAACCTCAAACCTTCGCAAATCAGAAAGTGGAAATCACAAGATAAATGGGATGAGCAAATGAATGGTAACGTTACTATTGCGAAAAGGAGCGTTACTAATGTTAAAAATCCCAAAACAAAAGAAAAACTAAGAGAGATTTTAGAGGATGAGGAGCTATCCGAAAAGGAACGGCTCTTTTGTTTGTATTACGTGAAATACTTCAATGGCACACAAGCTGCGCTGAAGGCTGGATACTCCAAAGAAAGTGCTCATGTACAAGCTAGTCGATTGTTAAGGCGTGAACGAGTTTCTTCTTATATAAAAGAGCTTAAAGGTGAGTTAGTTGAAAATGTATTTGTAGAAGCAATGGACGTATTGAATGAATACATCAAGATTGCTTTTGCCGATATTACTAACTATGTGGCTTTTGGGCAAAGAGAAGTTGAGTTTCAAGATGATGAAGGAAATCAATTCACTAGAATGATGAACTTTGTTGATTTACAAGCAGCAGATTTGGTAGATGGGTCTATTATTACTGAAGTTAAACAAGGAAAAGACGGTGTATCAGTTAAGCTCGCTGACAAGATGAAAGCCCTGGATAAATTGGCGCAGTACTTCGACTTAGTTCCTGACAACTTTAAACGCCAAATTGAAGAGGAACGCCACAAAATGCAGATGGAAGTGCAGAAAGCTCAAGCTGATAAGATTAAAGCTGATACTGCTCGTATTAAAGGTGAAGATGGTGAAGAATACGAAGATGATGGTTTCAAGGAAGCGTTAGAAGGTAAGGTAGAGGAAGTGTGGGATGACCATGACGACGATTCCGAAGCGTAAAAAGAAACCTGCTCCATTCAAATTTAAACCATTCTCCAAGAAACAGCTGAAAGTATTAACATGGTGGAAGCCTAACAGTCCCGTTAAAGATTATGACGGGATTATTTGCGATGGTTCTATCCGTGCTGGTAAAACAGTTTCGATGGCTCTATCCTACGTTATGTGGGCAATGGGATCATTTGAAGGCGAGAACTTCGGTATGTGTGGTAAAACGATTGGTTCGCACCGTCGTAACGTTATAACGCCACTCAAAAAGATGCTGAAGTCTCGTGGTTATAAGGTTAAAGATCATAGAAGTGAGAATATGCTTACCATTACTAAAGATGGTGTGACAAACTTCTTTTATATTTTTGGTGGTAAAGATGAGAGTTCTCAAGATTTGATTCAGGGTATAACTGCAGCAGGTATGTTCTTTGATGAAGTAGCACTTATGGTACAAAGTTTTGTCAATCAGGCGACAGGTCGTTTGTCCGTTACTGGTTCAAAAATGTGGTTTAATTGTAACCCAGCAGGTCCGTATCATTGGTTTAAAGAGAAGTGGTTGGATCAAAAGAAAGGTAAGAATCTACTGCACCTTAAATTCTCTATGGATGATAACTTGTCCTTAGACGAAAAAACGAAAAGAAGATATCACCGTATGTATAGTGGAGTTTTCTATCGTAGATATATCAAAGGCGAGTGGGCAGCTGCTTCTGGACTTATCTTTGACATGTTTGATGACAAAATACACAAAGTTGATTCTATTGATCGTAATTACGTCGAATACTACGTTGCCTGTGACTACGGTACGCAGAATGCTATGGCGTATGGGTTATGGGGCAAATGTATTGAAGATGGAGACAAGGAAATTTGGTACAAAATCAAAGAGTACCATTATAGTGGCCGTGATACAGAGAAGCAGAAAACAGACCAGGAATATTACGAGGACTATGAAGAATTTGTTGGTGATTTGCCGATAAAGGGAACTGTAATTGATCCTTCTGCTGCTTCATTTATTGCTGTGTTGATGCGAAACAAGAGGAAAGTATACAAAGCGCGTAACAATGTGAAAGAAGGAATAGGTAACGTTGGTATAGCGCTGAATACTGGTAGAGCATACTTTAACGATTGTTGTGTTGAGACATTTAAAGAATTCGCCTCTTATATATGGGATGAAAAAGCAATACAACGTGGCGAAGATAAGCCACTGAAAGAAAACGATCACCATATGGATGAAACAAGATACTTCATTAACACGATCATATTTGGATTGCGTAAAAAGAAGAAAAAGAAACGAGGTGAAGCAGCTTAATGACAAATAAAAGGAAAGTTAGTGCAAAGGTGATTAAGGCAGCAGGTACAAGTACTCAAGTGTTATCCCGTCAGCAAGAGAGCGAAGATGAAAAGTATGCCATTAACGGGGTTATCGAACCACCGTACAGAATAGAAGACCTGCAGCAAATTAGAGAAAATAGCACGATTCTTGGTCAATGTATTGATGCTTACAAGCGTAATATAGCTGGGTTTGGTCATGAAATGAAGTACAAGCAAGAGGATGATAAGGAAACTCCTGAAATGAAAACAGAGTGGACATTAGTTGATACAGAAATCATTCCGCTATTTAGCTTTGAAAAGCCATTTAAAGAGATTCTTGAAACTGGTATTGATGATAAAGAAACGACTGGTAATGGTTATATTGAGGTAATTCGAAATTTAGAAGGAAAACCTGCTGAATTAATAAACATGTTACCGCAGTACATGCGAGTGACGCGTAAGGATGATAAACCTCAAGATGTAACATATTTAGTTAACGGAAAAGAAATTAAGCGTAAGAAAGTGTTTCGTCGATATGTACAACGAGTAGGAGCGGTAGACACTTACTTTAAAGAGTTTGGCGATCCGCGTTTCTTAAATAAAGAGACAGGCAAGTTTTCTGATGTTTCGTTAGGAGAGAAAAACGCTACTGAAGTTATGCATTTGAAGATTGGTAACGGACCATACGGCATCCCGCGTTGGGTATCGCATGTTGTTCATATGGTAGGAGCTAGAAAGGCAGAGGAATTAAATCTTCGCTATTTTAAACAGGGTAGACATATTCCAATGGCTATCTTATTGAAAAATGGGATTTTATCAGAAGAAAGTGAAGCAGCCATAACCGATTACGTTTCGAATGTTGAAGGTGAGGATAATCAACATAAATATCTCTTGTTACAAGTAGAACCAGCGGAAGAAGGTGTTGTAGGAGATGCACCACCTAAAGTCGATATCGAGTTAAAATCTTTAGCGGACATACTGCAAAATGATGCTCTATTCCTTGAATACGACGAGAAGTCACGCCAAAAAGTACAATCAGCATTCCGTTTACCAGACGTATATGTAGGGTATATCCGTGACTTTAATAGAGCAACTGCTGAGTCAGTACGAGAAATCACTGAAGAGCAGGTATTTGAGCCGGAGCGTAACAATTTGGAGTTCATTATCAATAATGTTCTGCTGCTTCCATATGGATTAAAACACGTATATGTGAACCTACGTAAATCAGAGATTAGTAATACTGAGGATATGGTTAAAACCATTGAGGTGCTTTCTGATAAAGGTGGTTTGACTTTCCAAGATGTGCGTAATCTCGCTAGTAATATGCTAAATAAAGAGTTCTCGGATTACGATATTCCAGAAGCAGATCAACCTATTGCTTTAGTGTTAGAGCGACAACGAAAGGTTAATGGCTGGGATAAAGGATTGGGTGAACAGTTACAAAAGTCAGCTGGTACGAATTCAAACGAGGACTTAGTCAATGTAATGAAAGACCTACGTGACTTACTGGAGTCGATGCAAAATGCAGAAGATTGATAAGTTACTGGATTCATTGAACGAGTGGATTGAAAAGGCTGATACTGACGATTTCACAGCTTCATTACCTGCTGATCTAGAAGTATTGGACATGTTACCAGGATACGTTGAGGAATTCGAAAAAGAAATTGCTAAACTGCTTCGGAAGCAGAAGAAGTACTTTGTTGATGGTATTAAGAACTATACGAAAAAGGATGCTGTAGAGAAGGGTATCAAGATAAAGGATATTATCAACTTTGTCACTGGTAGCTTATTCGGATCAGATACTTTCGCTAAAAGTTTGAGTAAAGCAGCAAGAAAATTCCTTGATTACACGATGAAGGATATGACTACTGCTTTTATGAATGCGATTGACCCGGATATCCAATTTAATATCTTCTCAAAACGTACTACAAACTGGATTAATAGTTGGTCTGAGGATTTAGGTAAGTTGATGCAGATTAACTCTCACAAGGCTGTAGAACGTGTGTTAAATGAAGGTTTGGAGAAAGGGAAAGGTATTCGTGAGATTGCTAGGGAATTACAAAAGCTCCCTGAATTTGACCGGAAGAGAGCAAGAAGAACTGCACAAACAGAAACATTAGCAGCTTGCTCCGCTTCTCAACTAGAATCATATCGTCAATCTCCTGCCGTTACAGGTAAGAAGTGGCGTCATAGCGGTGCGAGGAAGAATGACCCGCGCGAGAACCATGTGGAGTATGACGGTACAACGGTTCCAGTAGAGGAAGAGTTTGAACTCCCAAACTCAGGGGAACGTTGCATGTTTCCGCGGGATAGTTCTTTATCTGCTAAAGAGAGAGTTAATTGCAAATGCGTCATGTCTCCAGCAGTTGATAACAATATACTAGGCCTAACTGAAGAAGAGAAGCAGAAGATTAGGGAAGAAACTTTGAAGGAGTTGAGTAAGAAATGAAATACACCTTATGCATAGGAGAGTTTACGGAAACTTATGAAGGAACTGTTGAAGAAATTATTCATTTAAAAAAGTCAATTCAAATTGATGAAAGTGTAGATATTCCAGCAGAAAAGAAATCTAATCCTCGTCTTGATGAGCTATCAAAAGGTCTAAGGACATTTTCAAGTCATTATGGATATATTCCAGACTCGATTAAAATGAACCCTATATATTTCGCAGAATTAGTGATTGAAAATAAAAATTTATCAATGATTCAGCAAATCGATATAAGTAATATACGATTCCAAGGCATCCCTGTAAATATGGATGCCAGCATTGTTGATTACAAATTCATTTGAAAGGAGGTGAATAAATGAAAAAACGTAAGCTGAAGAACTTGCAGGTTTCACATGTCTCTTATGTAGAGAATGGAGCAAACCAACGCACGTTCTTTTTAACTAAATCAGAAGAACAACCAAACTTCGAGAAGCCTGTGAAGGTCATTAAATCTGAAGATGAAGCAGAACGTCTTGTATATGGAATCGTATATGAGCCGGATACAATCGATGCTCACGGCGATTTCGCAGATGCTAAGACAATCGAAAAGGCAGCACATGAGTTTATGCTCAAGTACCGTCAAATCGATAAGAATCATGACTTTGTAGCAGGAGTAGGAGAAGTTGTTGAATCATATATTGCACCTGCTGATATGGAGCTTAATGGTGAACCTGTAAAGAAAGGTACATGGATACTTACTACGAAAGCGGATGAGGAAACATGGGAAGCTGTTAAGAAGGGGGAATTCCAAGGCTATTCCCTTGCTGGAGTAGCAGAAACAGAAGTGATTGAGGAAGAAGTAACTAAAACTGAAGAGAAACAAATGAAGTCCTTCTTTCAATTGATGAAGGGCTTTTTTAGTGGAGAGAAAGTCGAAAAAGGCGAGGTTCGAGATAAATTTAACCAGAATAAGCATCGTCGTGATGTTAACGCTTCTTTTTCTGCTTTAGAAGATACTTTCTATCAATCTCTTTGGAATGCTCCTACTGCTGATGCTATCGACTTAGATCGTATTGAAGCAGCTGCACTTGAATTTGTTGAGATTATCAATGAATTAAAAGGTACAGAAGCAGTTGTAAAGGCATGGGAAAACAAACCAGTTGTGTCCCTTGCTGAAGAAGTAGAAAAAGCAGGTAAGAAAATCAGTGCTCCAAACATGGCAGACATTGATTCTGCTATTGAGTCGTTAACAAACCTAAAAACACGCGTCACACCTTCATCGGAAGGCGCAGGAAGCGAGGAAGATAATATGAACCAAGAACAATTAGAAAAAGCGTTAGAAAAGGTTGTAGCTCCTATTCAACAAGAAATGGAGACAATCAAGAAACATCTTAATATCGAACCGGAGAAAACAGCTGAGGAATTAGCTATCGAAAAAGCTCTAGCTCCAGTCTTAAAAGAACTAGAAGATCTTAAAAAATCACAAGGTATCAGCAATCAACAAGATACAGACGGTCAAACGAACGTTCAAAAATCTACTGGCGGTTACGCTGGGTACTTTGGTAACTAAGGAGGAAACACATATATGAATAACGGACAAATTATTGCAGGTGGTTCTACAGAACTAGTATTAAAGGATGTAAACGTACCATTACCGGCAGGTGCAGCACAAGCATTCCTTGTTGATACAATTAATAACGCATCAACTCTTCCAAAACTAGGACCAGTTTATACATCTGCTCCATCAGGTAACTTAGATGCTTTGTCAGTAGGTAAACGAAAATTACGTTTAGCTGGGAAGAATGATACACCAACAGGAACAGATGCTATTACTCCACGTCAAATCCCTTACAATGTGAAAAAGGTCAAGTGGGACGAATGGTTGCAAAATGACGATGTGTATTATGCGATGGCTTCTCGCGGGCAGAATGTAGAAAGTGTAATCGTAGGAATGATTCAAAGCCAGTTCGGTGTTGATTTACAAGATTTAATTTTCAATGGTGATACTGCTTCAGCGGATCCATTCTTAAAAATCACTGATGGTTTTGTTAAGAAAGCTAAAACATCTACAAATAAAACGGATTTAACTACAAACGATCCAACGATTATGGATTTTGTGAACCATATTCAAGTGCTGCCAGAAAAATATAAGTCTCGTTCTGATATCTCGTGGTTCCTTAACCAAAAGGTTCATGACAAACTTGTAGCTTTAATCTCAGCTCGTACTACTGGATTTGGTGATGCAGTACTTGTTGATGGTAAAGTGACACGTCTTGCTGGATATCCGGTTGAAATCGTAGCAGAAATGCAAAGTGGTTTCGTAGCACTTACGCCAATGGCTAACTTCACGCCTGTATTCACTCGTGATGTACGTTACAACCGTACTGCTCAAGGTGCAACTGCTGCTGCTAAAGATGCAACATACCATATCCTATTCGCCTACTTAGATGCAATCGTTCGTGAAGTTGATGCAGTAGCATGGATGACAGGAACTAAATTATAAGAATAGGAGGTTCATAATATGGCTTTTGTACAATTAAAGCATGAAAGTGGCGTTCTTCATATTGGTGAAGGACGCTTTTTCTATGCAGGAGAACCTCAAGAAGTAACTGCAAAAGAGCGCGATGAACTTTTAGAAGTTTATGATGATCTAGAAGAATATAAACAACCTAAAACTAAGATTGTCATTCAGAATAAAGAACAGAAAGAAGGAGAATAAGCATGGCTAAAGTACCAAAGGATATAGGTCATGGCGGTTCTTACATTAGTTCTGATTTAGCTTCGATTCTCTTAGGCATTGCTGATGACTTAGTTTCATTAAAAGCTCAGGTCGGAGATGTACAGTCAAAATACAACCAGCACATTAACGATGGTAAACATCGTGTAGCTGCTGTTGTAGATGCAGCTGCTCCGAACTCGACAGTAAACTCTACAATTACAACAACTAAATAAGGGAGTGATAAGTATGGCACTTATTACTGCTCAAGAACTAATCGATTACACTGTATTGCCTGAGGTTAAAAAACGTCCTGTTCCTCTATTGGAGCAGGATATACTTGAGGCAGAAACAGAGATTAATAATATTCCTAATATAGCTAATTTCGCTGATCAAACGAAATTCCCAGTAATTCCTGAAGTGGTAAAGTTAGCTTGTAAAAAGTTAGCACAGTATTATGCGTATACAAACGCTGATACTACTGCAATGAAGGGGATTAAGTCTGAAAGTGTTGGTGGTGGAGATTATTCGTATACAAAGGATAGCTCAAGTATCACTAAACCTGATGTACTTAATTTGTTAAAAGGGTTTATACCTAACACAGGGAAGAATAAAGTCACATTCAAAATGAGGACAATTTAATGTCTCTACAAGGAATGATGGTCCACGAATGTGATATTTACCATTTGCAGAAGGAAACAAAGCCAGGCAAGTATGGGCAACCAGGAGAAGAAGTGTATTCATATAAGGATACTTCTGATATAGCGGAACAAAGTTGCTTTTTCGCTGAGAATGTAGCGACTGCTGCTCCTGATACTATACAGTCGTCACCAAACCAATTAAATACAGAGCAAATTAAAGTATTGTTTATGCCTGGTTCAGACGTAAGGCATAATGACAAAGTGATAAAGAAGAACACAAACGTCACTTACTATATACGTAATCCTTTTCCGGTAGTGCACCCGCTTACTGGTGAGGTTAATCATATAAAAGCCATAGCAGAGAGGAAGAGTGAGCCGTGGCTAGCCAAATAACAACTCAAGGGTTCCGTGAATTTAGCGCTAAGTTGAACCGTATGGCAAATGGATTAGATCAGAATGTTGCCTTATGGCTTGAAGCTAGCGGATTTCAATTTTTAGAAGAGGTTCAAAATCAAATTATTTCATTAGCAGTTGTTGATACTAGGAGACTGCTAAATTCGTTTGATAAGGGCGGAGATGGGAATGTATGGCGTTCCTCTAATGGCGGTTTAGTATTAGAAGTTGGAACGAATTTGGAGTATGCGAAAGCCCAAAATGACGGTTGGCAGCAGGTAAGACGATTCGTCCCAGGAAGATGGGAAGATCATAATTTCGAATATGATCCACACGCACCGACTGGAATGATGTTAACCGCTAAATTTATAGAAGGTCGTCCTTACTGGGATAATGCTATCGCTATATATGAGCGTATGTTCCAAACTGCATTTGACCGCCAGTTCCGACAATGGGTACATGGAGGTTAGATTATGTACGCACAGATACACGGTTCTATGAAGGCTTTTGTATTTGATAATCTACCTCAAGGTACATTTGCTTATCACGAGCAGGTGCCGGAAGAAATAAGAGTACCTTCAGTGTACTTCCCGCACTTATCGACGAATGATTTGAAAAATACAAAGGATACATTCACCTTACTGTACACAATGACAGTGAGGTTTTTTTATGCAACGACAGAGGAAGCTATGAGCCTATCTGATGAGATTGCAAACTTAATTAGACGCAGCGGTTACACAGTGAATCTTCGTAACGAAGATGGAAGTGAATCGACTGATACCGTCTATTTCAGAAGAGTGACTACCGCCCCAGTTGAGGTGGGCTCATCTCAATTAACAATGATTTTTGAATATCAACAGACTTATATAAATAAAGGAGAGTGAAGGTATGGCTGAAGTTACTGGAACGCCTACTGTGAAAAATAAAATGTATCGTGGCGATGAGTATATTATCGCCGCAATGATAACGGACCCAACAGATCCATTGAAGAAAAAGTTAGTTCGTCCATTTGACCAAAATGAAGAATCTCACAGTATTGAAGCAGATGAGATCGAAGCGGAGTCGAAAGATAGAACGATTAATGACTATGGCAAAGTATCTGAGACTCGTTCATTCGGTTGTACCTTATCAGAGGGTGACGTGTTCTACCCAGCTGCAAAAGCTGCTATTCGAAACAAAGAGTACATTGAGATTTATGAGATTAATAAGCGTACAAAAGAAGCTGAAATTGGAACATATATGCTGACTTCTTTTGAGAGATCATCATCTACTGGAGAATTTGTTTCTTATTCAGTGGAGACAAAGCTTTCTGGTACAACACGTACAGAAACATTAACTGAAATTCCTAAAGGTGCAGGAGAATAAAGGGTGGTTTTTACCGCTCTTTTTAAATTTGAAAATAACATCCAATCAAAAGGAGATTGATATATATGCGTTTTGAAATTAAAGGAAAAGAACATGAATTAAAACTTACTTATAAATCTATTGCAGAGTTAAACAAAAAATATAAAGGTGGCGCACAAGAAGTCATTGGTTCTTGTCTGCAGGGCGATTTAGATATGTTTGAAGACGCTGTTTACTTTGGCCTAATGCATACAGATGAAGGGATTACTAGAGAACAAGTTGTTACTGAAATTGTAAAGCAATTCGAGGCGGAGAAAATTTCACAAGAGTTCATCGATAAAGTTCTTAATGAAGTGGTAGCAGATAATTTTTTCTACAAAGCGACAACGAAGAAGTTAAAAGCACGAATGAAGAAACAATTGGTAGCGAAGAATCCGGAACTGAAAGAGATGGCGGACGAGATGTACGGGATGGACGACGAACCGCAGACTTCTCTAGAGAAGAAATAGACAAGGTGCAGCAAGATGGATTTAGATACTTAGGTTTATTACCAAATGAGGTAATGAACCTGACTCCCCGCGAGTTTCAAAATATGATGACAGGGAGAAATGAACAATATCTAGATGAATTGCAAACCTATAGCATATTTGCTCTGATGATGCGCTCGGTTTATCACAGCAATCCAAAGAAGAGTATGAAACCAAAAGATTTATTTGATAGATCTAAAATGGTAACTGATGAGCAGAAGAAAAAATCTATTGAAAATCGTGCGAAGCAAGCCGAGGAAGATATGAAATTCTTACAAAATCTCAACTTCGGTTGATTGAAAGGCAGGTGAGATTTTGGCGACACAAGAAGAATTAGTAGTTCAATTTAGGGCTGAGACAGATCAGATACGAAGAGAAATGGCGGCTATGCAAAGTCAATTAAATGATTTTGTTAGAACGACAAACCGTACATCTCGTGAGTATCGAAGAAGTATCGAAAATATGGGTGATGCGAATAGCGAATATAGCCAACGATTAAGACAATTAAAAGCTGCGCAACGAGAAGCAATGCGTCCGCACATTGAAGAATTAAAACGTACGAAATTAGCATATTTGGATGCTGCTATGGGAATGGCAACGTATTCCGGTAGTGCTCAGGATTTAATTTCTCAAATTAATGCAATTGGCGCTGCTGAAAAAGCCGCTAATGACGCAATGATGGCAAATGATGTGGCGGCGCAGGCATCTATACTCCAAACGATTGGTATGATGAACAACATGTCTACTACTTCTAGTAAGTTAACGGCTAATTTACAACGCATGGGAAATCCATTGTATAACTTATCACGCGGTACATTAATGGCTACTAATGCAATGGAAAGGTTAGCGAATAGAAGTAGTGCAGCGCAGCTCGCTTTAGAGTTTCTTGGTCCAACAGCTAATGCTAAACAGTTAAATGATCAGATTCGAATCATTAACCAATCTATTATGGGGATGACCCAAGCCTTCCTGGTTGTTGGCGTAAGTGCTGTACTGTTTTATGGGAAATTGCATCAAGCAAACATGGAAATGAACCCTAAATATGCAGAAGCGTATAAAAATATGATGGAGTCGTTAACGAAAGCCCTACAGCCGATGAGGGATGCCTTTGCAGCTCTAATGATTCCGATTTTTAATTTCGTCAACGCTATGGCGAAAATGGTTATATCGTTTAATGAAGCACATCCAGCTTTAGCGAAATTCATTCAAGGGACAATGATGCTTGTTCCAGCCTTAACTCTCCTATTGCTGCCGTTGGGTGCAGGAATGGGATTATTAATGGGTTATAGAGCAGCGTTTGCTGCATTATGGATGGTTATCAAACCTGCTGTTCTTGTATTAGCAATGGCCAGTCCAGTAGCATGGGCTCTTGCAACAGCAATATCAGGATTGGCTGTAGGTTTCGCATATGCTTACAAAAACATTGAACCGTTTAGGAATGCTATTAACAATGCATTAAATACAATAAAAGCTTTTTGGCAAATTATTAGCGGTAATTCGGATGCTGGTAATAAATTGTTGAAATCTCTCGGTTTCAGTAAAGAGACGATACAAGCGATTAATGATTTTGTTAATAAAATTAAAGAAGCACTAAACAAAATGAAGAATGCTGTTATACAGGCGTTTCATGGTGATTTTTCAGGATTGACTGAAGTATTCAAAACAATTTTTCCATCTATATTAGCTATTTTGATTGGTGGTATACCTGGATTAATCATAGGAATCGGCACTATGTTCGCAAGAATGACAGAAGCAACTGGTGTTGGCGGTGCTCAAATGGTTACTAAGTTCGGGGAGATCCTAAACAACTTAGTTTCTGGATTAACGAATTTCGTAACGACTCAATTACCTGTTTTTCTAGAACAAGGAATTAAAATAATCACTGGAATAGTGCAAGGTATCACACAAGCACTTCCACAAATCGTAGCAGCAGTTTTACAAATCATTACAACCTTTGTAACAGGGATTACAACGCTATTACCGCAGATTATAACAATTGGTATCTCTTTGATACAAACGCTCGTAACGGCAATTGTAACGGCTTTACCAGTCATTATAGAAGCTGCAGTTCAAATTATAAATGCACTTGTCCAAGGTATTACACAGATGTTGCCTATGATTATACAGTCGGCAATACAAGTTATAACAATGTTCATTCAAACAATAATTCCTATGATTCCTATGTTAATAGATGCAGGGATTCAAATTTTACTATCTTTAGTTAATGGAATCATTCAAATGCTACCCCAATTAATTGAAGCGGCTATTCAGATTTTTACAACTTTATTAAATACCATTGTTCAAAATCTGCCGTTAATTATAGATGCAGGGATTAAAATCCTTAATTCATTAATTGAGGGAATCATTCAAGTTCTACCTCAATTAATTGATGCTGTGATGCAAATTATTACGAAATTCACTGAGGTTATTATTCAAAATCTACCGCAAATTATTGAATCAGGAATACAGATTCTAACCAAACTTATTGAAGGGATTATTCAAGTTCTCCCACAAATTGTTGATGCAGTTATAAAAATAATCAATAAATTTACAGAAATAATTGTCCAGAATCTACCACAGATTATAAATGCTGGTGTTCAAATTTTGACGAAATTAATCGATGGGATTATTCAGGTTCTACCTCAATTGGTTTCTGCTGCAATTAGACTTATGGCTGAACTGCTTAAAGCAATTATTCAACACTTACCAGAATTACTTTCTGCTGGTGTGGAGTTAATCGGCGCACTGATTGATGGAATTATAAGTTTAGTTGGAGAGGTATTTAGTTCTGGGGTTGAAATCGGTGGTCAACTTTTAGAGTCTTTAGGAGATGTCGATCTCTTTGAAACTGGAGTAAATATTGTTCAAGGATTAATAGGTGGAATTGGGTCAATGATTAGCTCCGCGGTATCTGCTGCTAAGGATTTAGGAAGTAGCATTGTAAGTACTGTAAATCGAGTATTACAAGTTAAGTCCCCTTCTAGAGAAATGCGAGATACAGGTAATTACGTCGGTGAAGGTTTAATATGGGGTATTAACCAAATGGAGAACCCGGTTTTAAGAGCTGCAAAAAATATGGCAGTAACAGTGAAGGATGCATTCGATTCGTTATCTGAAGGAATATCACTTGGTGATGTTGCAATGGGTGCTGTATCAGGTCCTGCAATTCCAATGGTTTCTGCTGGATACAAAACACCTGCAAGTATTTCATCAGTTTCATCTAGTGTAGGCCAAGGTAATTCGAAAAGCATTCAAGCTACAAACCCACAAGCTAGCAATGCTAATAATTCATCTAGAAATATAATAATAGAGAATGTAGTAATGCTAGACGGGTACGAAATTGCAAGATCAAGTCAGCCGTACCTAGACGACATGCAAGCAGGTAAAATGCAAATAAAATCTTATATGGAAGGAGGACGCTGATAGATTGGAAAATATCAAAACACTCGGCACAATTGTAAAATTGTTAAACGGAACTATATTCGATTTGGATGAAATCGGTGTTGAAACAAGAGACTTTAATCCTTCAGCGCCTTCTCCAAAGCATAGTTATGAGGAAATGGAAGGAAGCCATGGGGCAATTGATTTAGGGACTGTTTATGGTCCGCGTAAAATCAATTGCTCTTTCTATATAAAAGCAAATGATATGTGGGACTATGCGCTATTCCGAGATGAAGTATTCAACATATTTGATAGTAGGCAAGCTTTTTATATTATTGATAAGCGTAATCCAGGTAAACAATGGTTAGTTAAATGTGAGTCGGATTATGAAATAGACCAACAAAGGATATATGGTTTTTTTGATATTAAATTCATATCAGCCAGTCCGTTTGCTGAATCAATAGGAAGTACATTGACTCCATTAGAAATCGATTTGGGATTATGGCAGATTGGACAAGGATTAACATTTGAAGAACCAAAGTACGTCCATTCCACCTCTACTTTCCGTATTTATAATGCTGGTAATGTTTCTCTCAATCCACGAAGAATGCCCTTGTTAATTACGTTTAAAGGCGCTTCAACCAATTTGAAGATAAAAAACAAAACAACCGGTGACGAGTGGTCTTATACAGGAAACACTTCAGCAAATGACACGATAAGATTAGATCAAGTGAGATTCACAAAGAACAGCTTATCTATTGTGCGAGATACAAATAAAAAATTAATTACACTAAATTCAGGATTTAATGACTTTGAAATTACAGGCACCTCGGGTGCCTTTTCTATTTCATTCGATTTTAGATTTTACTATCTATAGTTGGGAGGTGAATGTTTGAATTTAATTACAATTACAGATGTATTAGGAAACACAGAAATATTAACTGGATTTAAGAGATTAAATCGTGTAAGAAAAGTAAATGGAGAAAAAGTTATAACCTTTCTCATCATACCAACAGAAGAGAATAAATACGCTTTCCCACTTGTTCAAGAAGAAAGTAAAGTTGAATTTGATGGAGAGACATATGTAATTAAGTCTATAGCTGAAAGGAATATCGGGAATACATTCTATAAACAAGTTGAATGTATCCATGATTTCTTTGTGAAGATGATTGATAAACAAAAATACGAAGTGCGTAATGGAAGCATGACGTTACGGGATGCACTAGACTTTGTATTTGAAGGTACTGGGTATCAAACAGCGATAATCGATTCGTTTTACGCTCAAGATTTCGAGAATTTCGGGAAAGACAATCGCTTATCTTTGTTGAAAAAAGTATTAGAACGATATAGAGCAGAAATGTCTATTAGCGGAAACTTAGTTAGATTTAAAACGAAGATCGGTGAAGATACTGATTTTCAATTTAGGTATAACTTTAATATAAAGACCTTCGAACGTACAATTGATACAAAATCACTTGCTACATACATTCGAGGGTATGGTAAAGACGGATTGATGAGGGAATACACAAGTCCAAACGTTCATATATTTGGTTTTCTTGAAGCCCCTATAATTGATGATGAGCGATACACTACAATATCAGGATTAGATAACGCTTTAAAAGAATCATTGCAAGACACTCCAGTTATCAGTATGACACTCGACTTTATAGATTTAAGAAAAGCCGGATATCCTTACATTATCCCAAATGAAGGAGATCGGGTTCTTTTAATTTACGAGCCAATGAATGTAGATATTGAAACGAGGATCATGGAGATTGACGAAGAGTTTAATAATGAATTAGAGATAATTAGTTCCAAAGTTACACTAGCTAACTATAAAAAAGATTTATCAGGAACTCTTCTTCAAGCGATACAAAAATCATTAAAAGGCATTGTGAATAATGACGGAAAAATAATATACAACGCTCTCGATGAAGCGGTAAAACGTGCAACACAAGCTATTAAAAACGCTCAAACCGAGCTAGTTTTTGAGAATGGAATACTTGCAGTTGACCCTAACAACCCCAAAAACCTTGTCGCTTTCAATAGTGCTGGTATTGGGGTTAGTCGTGATGGTGGGGATACATTTAAAGAAGCACTAACTTATGAGGGTTTAGTTGCATCGGTAGGGGTTATAGGGCAATTTGAAGCGAATAACATCCGTGTCGGTCCAGAAACAACTTTCGATGCAGGATATGACCCTGCAAAGAAACAAGGTGGCGGTAGGAATATACTCTATAACACGTCCGACTTCGAATGGAACGCGATGTGGGCAGATAACGGACAGGGCGGTGGTGTAGTAGATACTTCTGTCGTGTATAACGGTAAAAGCACATTGAGGATTCCTATGCCACAAGGCGTTAGATATCTAGAAGGAAATATACCTTTAAAAAGAGGTACTTACTATACGTATTCCGCTATGGTTCGTGGTTCTGCAGTAGGAAACGGAACAGAGTTAACACCGCTTCACTTTTGGGCGCATACATCCAAAAATACAAGTGGTCAAATGGCAACCATCGTTAAATATGATCAGTCCATTTTAGATAAACAGTGGAAAAGGGTGTACGTTACATTTTTAACACCAGCGGATAAGGATTTGTACTTCTCACCTTACATTTTCAACGGATTACCTACTGGAACATTACATGTAATTGAAATGTCATTCCAAGAAGGTGACGTGTTAATGGATTGGACGGCTAATCCTGATGAAGTTAGATCTAAAATGCAACAAATTAGAACAGATTTACGTTTAACCGCACCACTTCCAACGACGATTAACATGGACATGAACGGAATTACAGCTAATACATCCAAATCAGATTCTTTCGCTAGATTTGATTATCGTGGTCTTTATATAAAAAAAGGTGCGGTACAAATAGAGCGAGCGGATGGATATAACTTAATCATAGATGGTACTGCTAACTTCGATATGGGTGTCAGCTCGCATGAGCCTCCATTCATGTCGCCGGGTGTTGCTTACAGTGCGTATTGGTATGCAACGCGTAATACCACATGGTCAAATTGTAATTTCTTTACCTTCAAACATACAGGAAGGTATTTAGTATTCGCCCTGAGTCTTGCGGTTGACCCTGGTTCATCTGCACAAGTCAAAATAGTCGATAATGATGGAACGGATTTATGGTTTACATCACACAATAAAACAATCAATGACAACTATTATATTAATCCGAGAATTGACTTAGGTGTGCCAACAGGTCAAATGAGATACGTATATTTGAGAATAGCTTCAAATAGCGCCGATCACACATCATATGCAAGGGTGCTAAGTAAATGGCAAGAGGGGTGATTGAATGGAATTGAAAGAAAAGTACGAGCCTCATGAACGGTATAAAACGTTTATTTATGCTGACTCGGATGAGAATGGGAATATAACACAGGTGGAATGTGGACAGCGCATCATCCCTAGCCAAGATTATATGCATTACTTTAGGGTTGATCGCTATATCGCAGACACTTTGTGGAACTATAAGGTAGTTTTAAACGGAAGGGTTGCAGAATTACAAGCAATCGACCTCGAAATAGAGAACACAGTAAAAGAGAGATATTTCTCTCAAACGAAAGAAGAACTTGAAAAACAAAAAGAAGAAATGGAAGCTAAGATTCGTCAACTTGAAGAGGAATTAAGTAATAGATCATAACGCCGTAAGGAGGTTATCACATGACAATAAAAGATCTAGGAACAACCATGGACGGACAATGGCGCAATGATTTGAATGATAATTTTAGAGAGCTATCTGGAATGCAAGGGTCTGTTAATGATGTTGTAACCAAGGCATCCGCAATGCAAGAGCAAGTCAATGTTGAACTTCAAGTGAATAATCTCGATGAAGAAGTTAATTTGATTAGTTCTAATAAAATAAAAAATAATGGCAAAGCAATCGTCAGTAATATTAGCAATACAGAGGAAAAGCCATTTAATAAAAATATATTAAGTCAGTATCAACGGGTGAATATGAGTTATGATTCAGGCGACTCTAACTTATCTTTACACTTTGTTACGGATGCTTTAATGGTTGATTCTTCGAAAAAACAAATTATTGGGTTTTGGGTACGTCAATCCGATTTAAATTCATTACCTGCAAACGTTAATTTTTATTGTCCTCTTATCGGTTTTAATAGCAATAAACAATGGAGCGGTATAACAGATTCAGTACTTTCTTTTGAAATACCACCAGCTTCATTTTCGATAGGATACACATTGTCGCAAAGTAACTCGTCGCAAAATGCAACATTAAAAGTCGTAACTAAAATTGGAGATTGGTTCTTTGTTGAAATTACACATAATACACCTCCTAACTTTCCATATTGGTCTATATTCATAGGTTCAAGACGGTTAAATTCAAGTATTATAAGTTCATTTAAATTGGATATCATGAATTTGACGTTAATAAATGCAAACTTTGCACTTTCAAGTTCAATTGTTTATCCGAATGTTGATAATTATAGAGTTAGAAAACAAGAGTTAAATGACAATCTTTTTAAATTGCAAAGACAAGTATTTAACTCCATTTATAAAGAAAATAATTTATTAACGACCATGACCAATGGGAAAAATCAAACAAACGTATTAGTTCCCAATAGCGAAACTGTTCCGTTTTCAAACGATTTTATCCCAAGTATCGTGAGGATGAATTATTCATTTTCTGGTGCTACGAATGCATACATGGAACATAAGCCGAAGCCATTCGAAAATGGGAAAACACCTGCCGCTTCAGTTTGGTTACGAAAGAGTCAAATTAACTCACTTGTGAATTTGAACTTACAGTTTTGGTTATGTAGTACTGATAGCAATGGTGCATGGGCAGGAGTTGTTGGATCTAACGCCAACGTTCAGCTATCTCCTTCAGATTTCTATGTTGGTTTTAAAGCGGATGCAAAAAATGCAACGGATACCTTTACATTATCATTAGAGGTTAAATCGGCAGTTGGGGATTGGATCTACATTGAGTGGTGGATGAGCAGACAACCAAGTATCAAATACAGTTGGACACCTTTGATTGTTATCCAGGGAGTTACCACCGGGACGTACTCCGGTTCTTTAGATACGATGAACTATAGAGGGATTAATACAGAATTCGGGCTCTCTCCGTTACTTATTAATACCATCACAAAAAGTAAATGGGCGTTTAAAAAGTGGGGAGTTGTAGGTGATAGCATCACTGAAAAAAACTTCCGAACAAATAAGAATTATCACGATTATATTGCTGAAAAAATTAATTGCTTTATTTACAACTATGGCGTGAGTGGTACTGGATGGCGAACACCAAATGGCGCTGGTACGGGTAGACCGATTTACGAACGTATTAGTGCGATGGATCCCAACCTTGATTTAATCACCGTTTTCGCTGGAACAAATGATTGGGGAGAGACTGGCAAACCATTAGTTTTAGGACAATTCGGAGACACTGATCCTGCTGCGAGTCTTTACGGAGCAGTAGACAACGTCTTATCACAATTAATTAATAAATACCCTACTAAAACAATAGCAGCCTTTACTCCATTACCTCGTGGTGATGCATTTAACGCCCCTAACGGTTCAGGAATATCCTTAGAACAAGTAGCTGACGCTATTATAAAAGTAGCAAAAAAATATTCCGTCCCTGTATTGGATTTATATAGAATAAGCAGTTTATTCCCTTGGAATGATACGGCTAATGAATTTTATTTTAAAGCTGTTGGACAACCTTCTGGCGATCGACTACATCCAAATGATGCAGGACATCAAATTCTAGCAGATAAAATACTTGCATTTCTTAACACTTTATAAAGGTGGTAAAAATGTAAATTATTATATAACATATGGAATTAATACTCTTAATAAGTTAATATTTTCATATAGTTGATTTCAGGAGGTATATATGAAAAAGTTAAGTGTATTAATGGTCATTATATTTTTAGTAACCTTTTTCCTAGGAAAAACATACTACGATAGTAAAATTAAAGCTGATGTTCAAGGTGCCCAGCATAAAGGGAAAACCGAGAAACAAGAGAAAGAGAACACGTTAAAAAAACAAATTAGCAAAGTTAAAAATGATGTGTCTAATCAAATATCGGCTGATGCGAAAAAGGAATTTAATTTAGTTCCATTTCAAACAAAGGCATTCGAAAATCTAGAGAATGGACAAGCAACTACAATTGTGTTTCTAGGTGATTCGACGACAGAACAGAATTCTCAAACGAATGGTAAACCTGGTCACGTATCAATTATAAATGACCTTTTAAAAAATACATTCGGATCAGGGACAATCAACGTTATAAATTCTGGTGTCTCAGGGAATACGATCGTTGACATGTCTAATCGTATCGAAAACGTTATTAATGCTAATCCAGATTTAGTAATAATAAATTCGGGACTTAACGATGTAGGTAAAAAAGTGTCTAATGATGTTTTTGAAGAAAAATACAAGTCAATAATTGAACAAATCCAAAGCAAAACAAAAGCTCAGATCATCCTTAGAACTTCGAATGTAACTAAGGATGATTGGGTTAATAAAAGACTAGAGAAAGAAATAAATCCAATTATACAAAGACTATCTACTGATTACAAAACTGGTTTTGTAGATTTGTATAGTTATTATAACTATCAAGTTAAAAATAACAATATGGAACTCGATAGTATAAATAACGACAATATACATCCGAATGAAAAAGGGCAACAGATCATTTCCGATCTAATGCTATATTCATTAATGGGTAATAATTAAATATTTCTTTGAAGAGTAGCCGCGGCTGCTCTTTTTGTTTTGAAAGGAGGTGAACAATTGGAGCGAGTCCATGATATTTTCAGAAGTCTTAACATAATCGATATCTTTAATACTGCACAATTTAAAGCTGCTTCATTTGTAAGTGGGGGCGTAGGAACATTCTTAAGTCTGGTGTATGGGAAAACCAATCTAATTTGGATATTCATTCTGATGATGGTTGTTACACTCGACTGGATCACAGGAAGTAAGGCATCAAAATTAGATGGATCTTATTCATCTGCATATGGAGTGGAAGGCATCGCGCGTACCGTGGTGCTTTTTTTATTGCCATGCCTAGCTCACATGTTTGATATCGCATTCAAGTTACCAGATTTCTTTTTCTTTATGGTAACTGGCGGTTTAACATATCACATTTTCAACAGTTTCACTGCTAATTGCGTTCGTGTTGGTTGGGATAAATGGATTCCAACATGGTTACTGGAAAGCGTAGCAAGTGAAATTGAAGCGAAAATAAAACGTTCTGATACAAGGAAACGGAGGAAATAGCGATGCAAGAGAAATTCAAGAATTACGGTTTATGGGTAGCGTTATTCGCAGTGTTAGGGATGGTATTAATGGATACCATCCCTCATTTTAATTTAGGAAGATATCAAGAATATGTAGATATGATTCTATACATTTTGATTGCTGCAGGTGTTGTATCGAATCCAACAGCTGGCAAATGGTTTACTGATAATCGAAACAAAGGAGAGGATAAATAATGGGTTACATTGTAGATATCTCGAAATGGAACGGTAATATTAACTGGGATGTAGCAGCGTCACAATTAGATTTCGTAATTGCACGTGTGCAAGATGGTTCGAATTATGTGGACCCTTTGTATAAAGGATATGCACAAGCAATGAAAGCAAGAAATATCCCGTTTGGTAACTATGCCTTTTGCCGATTCGTATCAATTAACGATGCGAAGAAAGAAGCACAGGACTTCTGGAATCGCGGTGATAAGAGCGCTACCGTTTGGGTTGCTGATGTAGAAGTGAAAACAATGAACGATATGCGAGCTGGCGCGCAAGCCTTTATCGACGAATTACGCCGATTGGGTGCTCAGAAAGTCGGTTTATATGTTGGCCATCATATGTATGCACCTTTCGGTATGGCTAATGTAAAAAGTGACTTCGTATGGATCCCACGTTATGGTGGTAACAAACCATCATATCCATGCGACATCTGGCAATACACTGAGACAGGCAATGTTCCTGGCATCGGCAAATGTGATATAAACTCACTTATAGGAGATAAACCTCTTTCTTGGTTTGTTGGAGCAGTACAGGAGCAAACTCAAGAAACTAAACGGAATATCGTAGAGGTAGGAGGCATCGGCGGAGAAAATTTATCTGATGTAGTTAGCGCTTTAAATTCAGTTCACATGACGGGTAACTTAAACCTTAAAAGTGATGGGTACATTTATCCTGTAACTGATCCAACTAGCGATGTTCAATTAAAAGCCTTTACTGATTACCTTGACCGTAAAGGTTGGGTATATACAGTTAAGTAAAAAAGAGGGTCTGCTCAATTTTGAGTAGGCCCTCTTTTTTTAGTTTATATTCACTAATTCATCAAACTTAAATTCCGTACTCAATCCAAATGCATCTGTACAATACACGGTTTTTAGCATTGGCTCTATATGTTGAACATTTATGTACATGTCATGAATTAAACCGTCACGGTAATAAGAAACTAGAATTTCTTCATGCGTTTGCATCGAATGAATAAGACTACGTTCAATCTGTTCTTTCATGTCTTCAGAGACTGTCGGTCTTGGCACTTTATTTAAGTCATTAAGTATTTCTCTAATTCCCGCAAACTGTTCCGGCATACTCGCGAAGGGAGTCCACTTTACCATCCCTCTTCCTTTTATCTTCGGTGTTCCCCAGTTTTGATTTTCCATGATGATCCCTCAATTCGTGTAATTTATGTTCATTATACACGAACAAACGTTCCTTTTAAAGAGGCGAAAATAACTATAATCCAACGAGTTAAGTTGCAATTTATAATTAACTTTATGGTACACGCAATATTTTTAAGTTCTCGGCATATAGCTAATAGCGTATAGCGCGCTTATAGCTAACCAACAAGTCCACTGCAAGAGTAGGACTATTTTTTATGCCTATTTCGGTAATATCGGCATTACCGTTTTACCGTTTTACATTGTCCAGAAGTCTGTAACTTGTTTTAGCGGATCATGCTTCCTAACCACCTTCATGATTTTCTGCATAGTGTTAGGAGACGGAATATAATCCTTATCATTACATAATTGACCTACTGTATTTCTGTTAACCTTGCTAACTTTCGAAAAGTCTTGAATTGAATAATCGTAGGTGGCTAGGAACTTAGCTAATTTTGTTTTATGTCTTCCGATACCTCTGCCCCACACATGAATCTCCTCCGTAATCTTTTTTAACATCCTTGTCCAAAACGCAAAAAACTATACGCAATTGCACAAAAGAATTGGCATATTGTTCAAGCAGCACGAAATATCTTTTAACATAACCGATATTACCGCTACTACCAAAAGGAGTGTTGTAAATGGCTAAGTTCAGCAAACCAGTAGCATTTAATGAGAAAAACGAGAGAGATAGATTAATGCTACAACACGTTAAACGTCGTAATTTTAGCGGATACGTGAAGAAATTACTTTGGGAAGCTATGAGTCTCGAAAAGACAGAAAAAGAGCATGTGAAGCAATCTGAACAGCCGAAAATGGAGATTGTTGAAATTAAAGAAGAGAAAACGGTTATTTCCGCTCCTAAACCTCAACCAACGGCATCTGAACGTATCCAACAACTTAAATCGCAAACAAAGAAGCAGCAGACCTCACTGAGTCCACTGCCATTTATTCCATCTAGCCCACGAAAATATTAACTAATGAACCAATAATTGCTCCAACTACTACAGCAATAGCTACATGCATTAGTAATCCCTCCATTTTAAGGATTTACCGTTAGTATGTCCTGTTTAAAAAATAACATGTGAGAGGTGTACATCATGGCGAAAACAGAGGTAATACCGTTTCGTGATTTTATGGATGGAAGTTACAAGCGTAAGGATAAAAGTGATATTACCGCTTTAAAAAAGGTTATTACCGCTACTACCGGTTCACTCATCATGATCCTACCTAAAGTAACACTTGCAGCAACAGTTAATAGCACTTTCGGAAATGTCCACGGGGCCATCATGAACGCATTCGATGCAGGTGTAGTACTCGTCATTATTTTCAGTGGTGCTAGTTGGGCGCTTGGTCATCGTACAAAGGCGTTAGAAATCCTTATAGGTGTGTCATGTGGTTACATATTAGCGAGACACGCAATAGATATCAGAGATTTCTTACAAGGGATATGAGGGGGATAACATCATGAAATTCATCTTAGATGGTGGGAAAATGGTTTTAGCTAATGCAGGTGGTTACATCGGCGAAAAAGCAAAAGAAGGCTCATTTATGGATGCTTTAAATAGTTTTAGCGATAGTATCGTTCATACCGAAATAGAATTCATTCTAAAACCGATTGGTCACTTTCTTAAAGAATGCGGTGCATTACTATGGGATTGGTTTATTGTGAGCCTACCTGATCTAATGGGGTATACAACAATAGCAGCAGGTGCATTTATCATCATTTCATCTATGTTAGGGAAAGGAAGTATGATGAAAACAATCAGTTGGTACACGGCTCTTCTAATTCTTGCTCTTACTATCCTTGGAGGTGTTTGAAGTGGATGAAAAGAGAGTGCCAGAACAGGTGCAGAAGTTTTACTACCCTGCACTTTATCTTGGTGGTGTGCCAGCAGAAATACCGAAGAAGAAAAAGAAGTGGTGGAAACGCACTGAAACTATATCCTGGTCCGATTTCTTTCAAGTTGATCAAAATAAAATGGTTGTGTACCGCATTATCCCTCACAGTAATGTTTCCAATAATACGAGAAGACTATGGAAGTCAATTTATAAGATGTACGAAATGTATGAGTCACCAGGAACACGTTTAGAGAGGGACGGATTACGTTTTGTATATAGGGAAAAGGATTCATTTTGGTTCGATGTGATATTTAAACAAGAGAACGGCCAGAAGAAAATTGAGTTTTATGTATCAACATCAGAGTATCAAGCAATTAAGTTGAAACGGAAATTAGAAAATAAAATGAGTGTCACGATTAAAGAAGCATCACTTGAACAAATACAAGTACCTGAAGAGAACACGATAGTACAGGAGTTAAAATATCTTAAACACGATATATTTAGCTTGAACACAAATGCAAACGAGCAAAAGACACCTATTGCAGCAGTCATGAACACAATAGACGAATTGCAGTTTGATGGTGACTTTGCAAGGTTAAGTATCTGTAATGAAGCAGAGAACCGCCAAAAGTGGATAAAGAATGCATCATGGGCTTATGAGAAGTTATCTAAGGGAAAAGTACCTCAACGCGCTACATTGAACTCTAAAATGATTCTTGGCGCTTCAAAGAAGACAATTGGCGGGTTTGTGAATGAAGTCAATTATTTGATATCTGATTTATTTAACGCCTTATCCAATACATTCTTTAAAAGTGATAAGTCTTACTCTAAAGAAAAAGTAATCGATAAACCATTTAGTTTGGAAGATGAAATAAACTCACGTCAGATCAGTACTGCAAGTCGTGAAAAATTAAACAATCCTGCATTCAAAAGTCATATACGAATAGTAGCTCATTCACAGGACCGTCTGACTCGTGAAACGATGAGTGAAACCTTATCCCTATCATTTAGTGAAATAGCCGATAATAACGAACTACACGGTGTTAAAATTAACATAAAAAGTAGGAAGAAAGAAGTCATCCAAGAGCTAAATACATTACATCTCTCTAAACGTACGAAAATGAACGGTAACGTGAATTTAATCTCAACCGATGAAATGGCTAAGCTAGCAATGCAAATGCCTACAGCGGAACTACAACGGCGTTATGAGGAAGCGTTAAGCGTAAAGAAAAGAACGGAAACGGATATTCCAAGTGTGTTATGTGATCCGAATGGAATTCATTTAGGGGAAAGTGAATTAAAAGATAAGAAAATACCAATCTACTTCCCTGTTAAGAATCCTGATGAGTTATATAAAGGTTACACGTTTATTGGTCAACAGGGTTCTGGAAAAGACACTGCAATTAAAAATTGGGTAG